TCAGTAGTTTCTACAATTTGAACTCGTAATGGGAACTCCTGTCCTTCAAAAGAAGCAATAGGATTAAGAACATTTACGACAAGTATTTCGTTGCCCATGTCATCCATTTCCCAAGCTTGATCATCTCCAACTGAGATACCAAGTGCACTCTGTACATCCGCAGGTGTAGCTGGTTGCCACGCTCTACGCGCAGAGTTTCTACTAAATCTGTTATCAGATTGATTAAATACAAACGCAGCTGACAAGCCGCGAGATCCTTCTTTGACTTCTGCCAATTCCATTTGGACAAAGCCACCTTCAATCTTTCTAAATCTTGTAAGTAAAGTTTGACCTAGTTTTAGAGTGTTAAGGTCGCCACTGTGCAATAAATTTGCCATGATAATAATGTTAATAATGATTAATAATAATAGATAATTGTTCCTTCGTGGTCAACAAATGTTTTCAGTGTCTCTGTTTCTTCAGTTTCAACTGGTTCTTCTATTGCGTGAAGGTCTTTGTGATTGCTTGTGCATTCACCTAGAAAATGTAAGGCATCTATCTCATCCCTAAAAGTTCTAGAAAATTTGTGTGTGTGATAGATTGGGTCACAATCGTGTTCATCACAACTGTTTGCAGTGTAAGTAACTACGTAGCGCATGTTAATAATGTATAAAAGGTTAATAAATGTGGTTAGCTTAGCCGTCTTTACAGCGCGGCTACTCTGTTTATTATACGGCAATGCAAGTGCCATCATCAAAATCTGCTTTAGAAGCTTTCAAAAGATACTCTTCTACACCTTCTAGGTCAAGTCGTTCTAGAACTTCTCCCATCCATTCATCTGTATCACTAAGGTAAGTTAAATATCCAAAAGGATTTATCATCTGTCCCTCTGCATCAAATATTGCCATCTCATACTCATCATAATCTGCAAAAGTATGGTCTCCATTTATAATAGATACATACCATCCGTTATCAAAATCTATAATTGCTCTGTATTTGAAACTTGCAACTGTATTATGATAGTTATAGTCTTTAAGCCATAAAAGATCTTTAAACTTTAATGTGTTATTATTAATTTTTGGTATTTTCTCGCCCTCTTCTTTAGGCCATGAGCCACCAAGAGGCAATGTCTTGTGATGATTTAATATATCAAATTGTTCATCTCTAAGTTTTAATGCGTTTTCCATGTCGTTTAAATGTAAGTAATGTTAATAATGTTAATGTAATGGCAGGATGTATGATAACAAACAGCCATATGTTAATCTCTTTGTATGTAAGTCCTGTGATGTCAGACATCAAGTACATAGCACCTACACATAGGTCAAATAATTCTGCCATAATATAAATGTTTTAAATGTTAATATAAAAGAGAGTACAGATCCTAGTCTTATTTCTGTATTTCACCGCTTATAATAATATCGGGATGGTGGTTATGTGCACTAACCAACTCTCTTTATGGGAAGCTACTAATCACTTCACTCCCTGTTATATCTCGTCCAACCTTTAGCATAAAGCTTAGTCAGTTGGTTAGGGAAAACCCGACGAGATTATCTTTTTAAATTACAATGTGATTTAACATAGCCCTTACCTGTTAATACTTTAGGTGATGAGCAAGATGTTAACCACACCGCAAGGACAAAGAGTACAACTAGTACTCCAAAGTCCTTAAGTGTATAGTTACTATTCATCTTTATCTAGATAATTTTTGTAACTCCAGTTATCCTGTTTAGTTTGATACATTTCTGCACGCTTGACAGATCCTGCACATACTAATACACATACAGCTGCGCCACACGCATATAGTATTGAAGTAGAAGTAACTGCAACAATACCAAATCCAATAGCACCAGCCATAGAAATTAAGCAAAGTAGTTGATAGCAGAACTTGAGTCTGCCGTAAGAATAATAAGACATAATGTAAGTAATTAAAGTTAATAAATGTTATATAATGTAATAGGAACAAACCTATTCAATGTGAAAAAGTGGTAGGAAGTGGCGAATACAGTCTAGTATACACACTCTCGTATCGTAGTACAACCTAACAAAAAATAAAAAGAAAGAGGCCTAAGCCTCTTGCTTGTTACAAAGTTACTTTATCAACAGTAGAATAATCGTTGATAGTAGCAATGATTTGACCGTCTTCACTAGTCACATAGTTAAAGTCTGCAATGTTCTTACACTCTTGCGAATTTTTACCAACAGGATAGTAGGTAGTCAAACCCTTACCATTAATACACGCAACAAAGTTGCCGTTAGGGCCGTGCACTAGCTCAGCCGATACATAGCCTGCTTCACGCAGGTAATCAATAAATTTGTTCATAATCACAATTGTTTAATAATTTAGCACGGGACTATCCCAATACTCGATACCTAGTGGGGGTCTTTGCAATAGTTGGTCTACGCTCTCAAAGATTTTGGTGGTTAAAAATTTTTTAGTAGTTTTGCATTCAGAAGCACACAATATGTGTATCACCCCAGAGGGCCGAGAGGTAGTTATGGGGTCAGACGTTGGATTGTAGATCTTAAATAAAGATTAGAGTTTTCTCCAATAGCTTCTAAAAAGGCGGATATAGCCAACGGTTAGGGCACATTACACACAGGTAGGTGTGATGAATTAACATCAGTATTAGTGTCCTTAGGTAGTCCAAAAGACAGCACTGCCAGCGGTAAAATTCCAACTGAAATTAGCAAATCTCCTAGGGTCTTCCTATATCCATATGTGAAGTTATTTACAAAACACTTGCATTTGTAAATTATTTTATTATACCTTTGCAATATTGAACTAATAATAGATAACAATGGCAAAAGAATTCACATTTAAACCATTTGGTGCATGGATAGTAGTACCAAGACCTGATAAAAAGAAGACAGATGCAGGCATCATTCTAGATGACGAGACTGCAAGACAATTACAAACAAACATAGTAGAAGTATTGGCGGTAGGACCACAAGTTTCGCAATGTGAGAAAGGCGATAAGATTATGGTAGACCCAAATACAGAAGCAATGCTGATTCATATTGATGAAGTGCAGTACTTGTTTGTTAATGAATTCCAAGTATTAGGTAAGTTCTAATGAAAGTGCCAGGAACAGTCACAATAAACCTGGACGACTACTTAGAACTAGTAGAACATACCCACAAAACTAACGATCTAAAAGAAAATACGTCCAGAGCAGCCAAAGAAATGTCTGTGTTCTTGTCATTCTTGTGTACAAGAGAAGATATATCTAAATATATAGACGAGTTTAATAGACAGTCTAAAACTGCTACTATTGTGTTAGAAAACGATAGAGCAACAATACAGTTTAAGGATGATCAAAACAAAATTTCAGACAAATAGTTGGGAAGAGTTGTTTGCACTGTACGATGAATTTGAAAAAAAATTAGAAATGTGGTCAGAGAAGAATATTAATTGTACATGGGATATACAGGTTCTAATAGGGGACCATGAATATACTTTGATAGTTACAGTACAAGATGAAAGCGGAAAAGAAGAAGAATAAAAGAAGAATATACATAGACAATAAACCTATGAAGGTTGCATATGAAGTGTATGAACTTTTAGAAAACCAAAAGTTACAGATACAGCAGTATGAAGCTATACTTGCTGCATACTTAAAAGAAAAAGAAGAAGCGAATGGAACAGAAGATAACGATTAACGTAAACTCTACACTAAAATATTTACAGTTTTGGAACGGCGTGTTTAATCTTACTACTACAGAGATACGAGTTTTAGCAACACTTGTAGATTCTGCTAATATACTTGAAGATCCTAACATATGCTCTGCTAAAGTTAAGAAAGCAGCTGCAAAAACTCTAGGATTAGTAGACTTTAATACACTGAACAACTATGTAAAGAAAATGAAAGATAAAAGAGCTATACGTAAAGAAGGCAAAAACTATATACTAAACAGACTGTTAGATTTAAGCACTAAAAAAGTAGAGGTAAATATTAACTGGAATGAGTAAAGACAAGCTGCCTAGTATTTGGCAAATGACTAAGAGTTTTAGTAAAGATCTTACTAAATATATTTCTGAAGGAGCTCCTAATGTGAGTCCTGAGGATTATACAGCTAGATTATCTGACTGTAATAGTTGTGAGCATATAATAAGGGAGAGAATGAGATGTGGTAAGTGTGGATGTTTGATAGAACACAAAGCAAAATGGAAAACAACTACATGTCCTATAAACAAATGGAAGGCACAAGACAATGGCAAAGTCAAAAAAGGAGATAATACAAACTCTGGCAACAAAGTATAACTTACCTTTGGAAAAGGTAGAGAAGATTGTAAACAGTCAGTTTAAATATGTGACAAAGATTATGTCAAACGGTAAGTTTGATAGTGTTAGACTACCATACTTTGGTAGATTCTACTCAAAGAAAGAAAGAAGAGATATATTAAATGGAACTACTGGAGATAGTTGATAACGTAGCAGTGCCTTCACCATATGCACTAAGTATTATAGAATTTAAGGACTTAGATTCCAAACAACTTGCATATGTTTACTTTATGTGCGATCACAGGTCACCATATGCAGTATATGACTTAGAAGCTAGACATGATGAAGTTACATTAGGAGTATATGGTAAAGATTACAAAGTACCTACAAAAGTACAAGCAGCTTGTAGTGCATATAGAAAACTTAAAGAAACATCAGCGGTAAAGTTGTTAAATGCAGCTAGATCGTCTGTTATAAAACTACAGAAGTATTTTGAAACTGTAGATCTTACGCTTATGGATGATAATGGTAGGCCTATATTCCATGCAAAAGATTTAGTTGCTAATTTATCTAAGATGGGTGATGTAGTTGATGGGCTATCAAAACTAGAAGAGCAAGTAGCTAAACAAGAACAAATAAATACAAATACACGCGGGGGAGTTGTAGTTAACAAATATAGTTCGTAGATTTGAGAGATGGATTTTTTAGATGACATAGAAGATTATAATGCAGCAATGGATAATGCATACAACTTCGTCACAAAAAGAATAACTCTTGATGATATATTTGAAGAAGCTGACTTAACTGGTAAGGTCAGCGAGTTCTATTTACCATTTGATCCAATACAAGGTGATGGTAGAGATGAAGCTACATTAGATCTGCTAATAGATCATTTTATAAGCATAGAAGAATACGAAAAATGTCAGGAGTTACAGAACATAAAAGTAAAGTTTTCAAAGGAACCAAAGGACTAGCTCCAGCAGCTAGCAGGTACCTAAAAAACGGTTATTATACAGATGCACTACCTGGCACTAAGCCTTACTTTGAATATTGGGACGAAGAAAGACAGCGATGTCTGTATGGATATACACACAATGGTATAACTATTACAGGCAATCACTATTTTTATCTAAATTATTGTCCTATCGACAGATCTGTTGATGAAGAACTACCAGATGGTACAGTTATAGCGCGAAGAGAGCGTACATTCCCAGCATTTTACGACGGAGATTGGAAATATTTTACATCAGTAGACAGATGTAGGAAAGAAAACAAGCATATGACAGTGTTAAAAGCGCGTCGTAAAGGATTTTCTTACAAAGCTGCTGCTATGTTGGTACGTAACTACTTTCATGTGCGTAATAGTAAGAACTATGTCTTTGCAGGGCAGAAAGAATACTTGATTGGGGATGGTTTACTGTCCAAGGCTTGGGATATTATGTCATTTGTAGATGACAATACAGCATGGACACAACCAAGACTGCGAGACAGAGAGATGCATAAGCAATCTGGGTACAAGAAAAATGTAAATGGTGCACTTGTAGAGATGGGTATGAAGTCACAGATCATAGGTGTATCATTAAAAGATGATCCAGACAAAGTACGTGGTAAAGCAGGTGAACTTATCTTTTTTGAAGAAGCAGGATCATTCCCAGGACTACTAAAAGCTTGGGAAGTAGCTATGCCAACTATGCGTCAAGGTAGTAAGACACTAGGTACTATGATTGCTTTTGGTACAGGTGGTACACAGGGTGTAGACTTTGCAGGTATGGAAGAACTATTTTACAATCCAGAGTCATATGACTGCTTATCTTTTGCAAACGAATGGGATGATGGTGCTATGGGTACAGAGTGTGGATACTTTGTACCAATCTTTGAGAACTTAGAAGGATTTATAGATGATGATGGTAACTCTAAGATAGAAGAAGCTACAGATTTTGAACAAGGTAATAGAAACAAAAAGAAAGGCACTAATGATCCAAAAGCATACGATCAGTATATAGCTGAACACCCACTATGTCCTAGTGAAGCTACATTACAAGTATCATCAAATTTATTTGATATATCATCACTACAAGAACAATACAATAAAGTAAAAGCTAACAAGCTACATGCTATAGGTACAGCTGGTAGATTGTATTATAGTAAAGATAATAAGATAAAGTTTGAGCCTGATGGTGATGCTAGGCCAATCCTTCGATTTCCACATCGTAAAGAAGATAATCTGGTAGGAGCCATTGTTCTCTACGAAGGTCCTTATAGGAACCAGGAGGGACAAACTCCGCATAACCTATATGTAGTGTGCCATGACCCGTATGGACAAAACCAATCAGCAGACTCCAGCTCTCTTGGTGCTGCGTATGTGATAAAGAGAATAAATAATATATCAAAGCCTGATGATTTAATTGTTGCTAGCTATGTAGGTAGGCCACACACGCAGGACGAATATAATAAAAATTTATTTATGCTAGCAGATTATTACAATGCAAAGATTGGCTTTGAGAATGATCGTGGTGCTGTAATACAATACGCTAGGCAACATAGAAAGTTGCACAGATTACAAGAAGAGTTTGAGATGTTAGATAAAAAAGAATTGAGATCTAGAAATGTCAAACGTAACTTTGGTATGCATACTACAGAAGCTAGGAAAAGACAAGGTGAGTTATACATAAGAGACTGGTTGAATGCTGTAAGGTCTGATGATGGTGACACTATAACTCTTAACTTACACAAGATATATGATTTAGCTTTACTACAAGAGCTTATAAAGTTTAACCACAGAGGTAACTTTGACCGGGTGATGGCACTAATGATAGGTATGTACCACACCAGGGAACTTTACAATGCTGAAGTAAAAGAGATAATAGAAGACAATTCATCAAACGAATGGTTTGATAAGAATTACTACTAGTGTTATATTTATAATAGTATATATAAAAGATGTATACAGAGTAGAACAAGGTATTAATTTAATTAATTTTGCAAGATATGTATCTAGGGGGAGACAAAATACCGCAGCAAAAGCTGCCTTTATCAAAGAAAAATAAAAAGTGGAGAGAAAGTTGTGTAGAAGCCTACATAGAGCTATCTCAATATGGGGTCAACGAAAGAAAGGATGATCTCAAACGCTTGTATGACTATTACAACGGTGTAATTTATGAGGATGACTATCGTTACGTTACACAACCCTACGGCAAGTCCCGTACAAATTTCCCCTCTAAAATGCGTAACTATCCTATTATCAAACCTATTATTGATCTTCTCTTGGGTGAAAAGTCTAAACGACCTCTGAATTACACCGTTACCGTACAGAATGGAGATGCAGTAAGCCAGAAAGAAAGTGCAAAACAACAAGCCATATATCAGAACTTACAGCAAAGATTTATAAAAACTTTAGCACAAAGCAACCCAGACATACTGCAAAATCTAGAATCTCCAGACGATATTCCTATGCCTAAAGAAATAGCTGATCAGTTTGAAAACAGTTATGTAGATAACAGAGCTATCAAAGGACAACATGCTATAACATACATTATGCAATCACAAGAAGTGTATGATAAGTTACAAAAAGCATGGTTTCACTTCTTAGTATCTGGTGAGGTATATACTCACAGAGGTGTAAGAAACAAAGAACCTTTCTACGAAATTCTTAATCCTATTGATATTGATTATGATAAAGATCCAGACATAGAGTTTGTAGAAGATGGTGACTGGGCTTTGGTTCGCAAGTACGTACATGCATCATCAGTTATTGATTCATTCTACGAGTCATTAACAGAAGAGCAGGTACTAGAGTTAGAAGAACCAAGACAATCAGACCCTGAGTCATATTTATTATACAGACGAGCAAGAGCTGGTTCTGATCCAAATACATACAGAAACAGATTGATAGAGGTAGTTACTGTGTATTGGAAATCAAGAAAAAGAATAGGCTTCTTAGAATACATGGACCCAGAGACTGGGACTATGGAAGAGATGGAGGTTGATGAAACCTTTAGACTACCTAAAGAGATGAAAGATATGGGTGCTAAGGTAACCTATCTATGGGTAAACGAAGTATGGGAAGGCACACGTATTGATGGTAGATTCTACATAAATATCAATCCTGTAGCTAACCAAAGAATATCTATTGACAATGCATCAACATGTAAATTACCTATTAATGGTAGAAAATACTCTGATATAAATTCTGACAACATATCACTAGTATCACTTGGTATACCTTATCAGTTAAACTACAATATCTTTAAATATAGAATGGAGTTAGCAATAGCTAGAAGTAAAGATATTATCTCACAGTTTGACATCAATATGATACCTAAGAAGTGGGATATGGATAAGTTTATGTACTATGTAGAAGGTACAGGTATAGCATGGGTAGACTACAACAAAGAAGGTATACAGCTTAATCCACAGCATCAATCAGTATTGGACATGTCAATTAAGACTATATCACAATACATCACACTATTAGAATCTATATTAAATGAATGGGAAAAAATATCTGGTGTGTCTAGGCAAAGACAAGGTACAATTGGTGCATATGAAGGTAAGGCTAGTTCACAACAAGCTATTCTACAATCGTCGCACATTACAGAAGATATATTCCGTAAGTTTGCTAGGCTAGAACAAAGAGATTTACAAGCACTACTTGACTATTCTAAAGAAGCATGGCTTACTGGTAAACAAGGTATGTTTGTAATGCCTGACGGTACTACAGACTTTTTAGATCTTGATACATTGCAGCATATGGAATCTAACTACGGTATATTTGTATCTGATGCTGGTAAAGATCAACAACGATTAGATCAGATCAAAGGCTTAGCACAAGCTATGATACAGAATGGTACTAAGGCATCTATGGTAGCTGAGATGTTTGAATCAGAAAACTTTAGTCAGATAAAAGGTAAACTTAAAGCAGCAGAGAAGGCTGCAGAAGAATTAGAGCAAGCACAACAACAAGCACAGCAACAACAGGCTCAACAGCAAATGCAAATACAACAACAAGAGATGGAAAGAGCTTCTATTGATAAAGAGAAGGATAGACAGTTAGACATTGAAGTAGCGTTGATAAATGCAGAGGCTAGAAAGAATCCAGAGCTAGACAGCTTTAACATGCAGAAGTTGATGCAAGACTTTGAAAATAAACAACGAGAGTTAGATATTAGAGAAAGAGAGCTTGGTGCTAAAATAAATAACGACAGCGAAAAAAATCAGATAGCAAGAGAGGGTGATGCTGAATAATCAAATGCGTAGAGAAATATTGGACACGGCTAGGTCTACTGGATTTGAAGGTAGCATACTAGACTTGTATCAAATGGCTAACCAAGGCGCTAATGTACCAGCAATGTTACAAGCAGAAGTACAAGCTAAGCAAGAGAATATGCTAGTTGCACAAACTCCACAAGAACAACAAGTAGGTTTACGTGAGCAACAAGCTATGGGTAATACAGATGCTAGCATGGTTTTTCCAGACGTGCCAGCTAATACATCATTTAATACTGAAGGTATGCAAGTGCCTATCAATATTACAAAGGTAGATGACCAAGGACATTTAGTACAATCGTATCAGAATGTACCACCAGGTATTAAAGACTTACCTACAGGACCAAAGCGTGGTACAGTTATAGAGACACCAGCTTACAAGAAAGGTGGGTATAGATCTAAGTATGGCAAAGATCCAGTAACAGGTACAGGTAAAAAGCCAAAAGGTAGTGGTAGAAGATTATACACAGACGAGAATCCAAAGGATACTGTAGGTATTAAGTTTTCCACTCCAGCTGATGCTAGAGCCACTGTAGCTAAAGTCAAAAGAGTTAATAAACCTTTTGCTAGAAAGATACAAATACTTACTGTAGGCGAACAAAGAGCCAAAGTAATGGGTAAAAGTCAAGTATCAAGCATATTTACCAGGGGTAAAGAAGCACTAAGACGAGGTAGAAAAAAGACATAAGTGATATATAATAAAGACATATCCAAAAACATATGCGTATGTAGTAATACATGCATATTTAACTATTTTTGTAAAAAATTAATATATAGATTATGATAGAACCAGGAGAAGAAGAAGGCATCGGTTTGGATGACATTTCATTTGACGATGTGATAGGCGGCGGATCAGAAAGCTCAGAGGTAGCAGAAGATCTTGCAATAGAAAAACCAAATGCAGAAGCTGAAGAGCTTGATGCGGATGCGGAAGAATTAGAAGAGTCTGAGGACGTAGAAGAAGTTGAAGAAGAAGAAGAGGAGTATGATGATGAGGAAGATGAAGACTACGAGGAAGACGAAGAGTATGAAGATGATGATGAAGAAGATGATGACAGAGAACCTGTTGCTTCTACAGTAGTTTCTTCAATACTAGACAAGTTAGGCTTTGAGACTGAAGATGAGTATGATGACACTGAAGAAGGTCTCTTAGCAATGACACAAGATGTTGGACAACAGATAGCGGAAGATCAACTAAATAATTTATTTGAGAACTTCCCATTAGTACAAAGACATCTAGAATACGTTCTTAATGGTGGTGAGTCTAGAGATTTTATGCAAGCATATGATCCACAGTTAGACTACAACCAGGTAAGTTTTGAAGAAGATGACACAAGAAGTCAAAAAGCTATTTTATCTGATTACTTTGCAACAAAGGGACATGATCAGAACTTTATAAATGAGCTACTGACTGACTATGAAGATACTGGTAAATTATACCAGAAAGCTGAAGCTGCTAGATCAGCTCTAGGTAAGATGCAAGACCAATCCAGAAGTCAACTGGTTGAACAGCAGAAACAACAAAGAGCCGAGCAAGAAGAACAGCAAGAAGAGTTTTGGAATGGTGTGTATGAAACCATCGACAGTACTGATGATTTTGCAGGTATTTCTATTCCAAATAGAGAGAAGTCAAAGTTTTTTGACTATATCTCAAATCCTGTGACTAGAGATGGTCGCACACAACGAGATCTGGATCACTCTGAAGCAGAGATGGAAACCAAGCTCGCTATTGATTATTTAATGTTCAAAGGTTTTGATTTATCAAAATTGGTAGAAACAAAAGCTAGAACATCAAATGCTAAGTCATTGCGAGATAGAATATCCAGAAATGAAGAAAGAGTTAAAAGCGCACGAGGACGTCAAAGACGTAAGAGTAAGCAAGTAGACTTAGATGATTTGGATCTTAATATATAAATGGCAATTTTAAAATGCAACTTAACTTTATAAAAATTAGATAATTATGCCAGGACAAATGACCGGGACGAACATTAGCGTACAAAAGACGTTTTATAATGATTCGCAAATGACAGACATGAACAGTCTAGCTAACGCGTTATTGTCTAAGCCAACTGAACTATCTCCGATTATTACGCACCTAGCGGGTAAAGATGATAAACGATTCCCACTATCTTTCTTAACAGAAGGAGCCGGTAACGTTCAATCAATTGACCGTTTAGAGTACGAATATCGTGTAGCTACTCATAAATTGAGAACTCGTCCAGTGGCTGTGACAAACGCCGGAGCAAACTTAGGAATTGGAGGATCAACCTTTACGTTGATATTTCCAGACAAACGATTCGTATTTCCATACGTGTTAGTAAACAACAAAGGTGAACTAGCTCGTATCATGAAAGAACCACAACCTTATGTTGGTGGATCTGGATGGGAATACACATTACAATTAGTTAACCCAGCAGCTGCTACTCAACTTACTTCAGGTTTTACAGCAGGTGATCTTTGGGCTCAACTATATGCACCAGTAGGAGTTGACTTCTCAAGAGGTAACGCTTCTAACTGGCAAGCACCAGGTAAAGTTCGTAACAAAATTACTACAGTACGTAAATCTTATCACATGTCAGGACATGCTAAAGATTATGTAGCTGAGTTTTCTTTACCAACTAAAGGTGGTGGTAGCACTAACCTTTGGATGGATTATGAAGAGTACAACCACATGCTTGACTTTAAAGAAGAGTGTGAAATGTACTACTGGTACGGACAAAAAACTTATGATGCAAACGGTAACACGTTTATGAAAGATGAGAATGGACAGCCTGTAATTGTAGGCCCAGGTTTATTTGAGCAAATCGTAAACACTGACACTTACTCAAAAATGACTGAGACTAAGTTGAAAAACATCATAGGTGATTTATTTTACCAAATGACAGATGCTAATCAGAAGCAAGTAACATTATTTACTGGTACTGGTGGAGCAAGAGAGTTTGATGAAGCTCTTAAGTCGCACTTTTCTGGAGCTGTTAACAGCTTTAAGACAGGTGGTGAAAACAGATTTATCACGGGTAGCGGACGTAACTTAGGATTAACTGGTTACTTCACTACTTATGAGCATGTAGACGGACACGTAATCAATGTGGTTAAGATTCCATTATTTGATCATGGTCCAGTTGCACAAGCTCGTGAGAAGCACCCAGAAACTGGTTACTCATTAGAGTCTTACCGTATGGTATTTGTTGACCAGTCTAACTACGACGGACAAGCTAATCTTTCAATGATCTCTAAGAAAGGTCGTGAGATGATGCGTTGGTGCGTTGCTGGTTCTGTAGTTCCAAGAGGATTTGCAGCTACAGATACTAGAGCATCAGACGTTGATGGTGCAAGTGTACACATGTTGAAGACAGCGGGTATCTGCTTACGTAGATTTGATACTTCGTTGGATATTCAATGTGTAGCTTCCTAATTTAGGGAGTTAAAAGAGGCGTGCATTCGCAAGTCTATATATTGGTTTTTGGTTGAAGTCGTGGGGGCTTAGTGCCCCCGCTTCTTCTATTTTAAGATATTGGGGAGTTATTCTTTGCATCCACTAATTAAAACTTTAAAAGAACTGTATTATGAGCAAAAAAGTGTATTTAAGGGCTAAGCAGATTAATAATCACTTACCCAAGGAAATTAACGCTAGCGCTATTAGAAAACTAAGTAGCGTATTTGTAAACCGACAACCACTAAAACCTTTTGATCCACAAGATGAAAAGAAGTATTTAGAAGGCATGTTAGATGTAGATCCCGCTCACATGGAGTGGCCTAAGCACACTAAGAAATTTTGGGCTGAGTTTACTGTCCCAGTAGGTTTTGAAGGTGTAGAACTAGAAGTAGGTAAAACTGAAGACGGTAAACCTATTGATATTAATGATTTCATCAAATATCATTTTGCATTGAAACATCCACACGTAGCACTAACTGAAGAAGAAATGAACGCAAGTTCACAAAAAAGATTCTTTATTCAAGATTTAGCTAAGAAGGATATTTTACGTAACAATGATATTCAAGTCAAGAAAGATGCTGACAAAGCATTTATCAAGGTAACTACTGATGAAAAACAAATGAGAAGAGTGTATAGATTATTGGGTAATACTAATCCAGATGTATTAACTAGAGAACAAGTAGAAAACTTACTCTATGATATTAAGGAAAAATCGCCTAAGAAGTTTATCAAAGTATCTCAAGATAAACACTTAGAAATGAAGGCAGAGATTGAGACAATGGTTTCAGCTGGAGTACTAAGAAAGATAGGTAACCAAGTTATCTTTATTGATGAGGTATTAGGAGAAACATTAGATGACACTGTTATACATTTGAGAGATAAAAAGAACTCAGGTAAATTAACTACTTTAAGAGCAAAACTTAAAACACTAGCATCTTAATGAATGTAACTGAAATGCATATAGCTGTACAGCAAGGAGTGGATAAGATTAATTCACTCCAAGCTGACAGTTTGCTATCTGAAGAGATAGACATTGAATTAAACAAAAACATGTTTAGGTTTATCAACACCAAGTACGGTAGAAATAACCTATACAGAAAAGGATTTGAAGAATCACAAAAAAGAATAGATGACTTACGTACACTTGTGCGTGAGTATGAAGCTCCTGTATCATTTAAGGAGCAGTTAAAAACAAATATATTTGTAGACACATTTAAACTACCAAATGATTATATGTATTTGGTAAATCAAATGTCAAAGATTTGGATTAACAATTGTAGACCTATAGGCTATAACTTAGTTAATCCTCCAGCAATATCGTTCTTTACATTAGACTTAAATAATTTTGTATTGAATAATCAACTTGGAAATTCTACGGCATTTATTCAAGGTATAGAAATGGTTGCAGATATTACAGGTACAGATCCTACATCTGCTGTAATATGGAATCCATCAGCTGCACTAATAGCTTCAGGGTGGACACCAGAAAGTTATCCTGCAAATATAGAAGCAACAAAACAAGATATACTAAATAATCCAGGACCTGGGTTTGATGTATATTGGGAAGAGTATGAAACACTGAACTTTCCAGGACAGTTTATAGTTATAGTAGATACAGATCAGCATGACTGGTTTAACTTTGATTTATCTATAGGAAATGTTAGTCATGCAGTAGGTGAGCCTATAGATGGAGCTACACAACCAGCACAACAGGCAGGCCAGGTTATGGATACGACATACTCTGAAAGAAGAGAACCAATATCGTTCTCTGCAAGAATACAAGAGGGAAATAGATTCTCTCAACAAGATGACATATTTACGCTTTTGAGTGACCCGTTTAATACAACTAAACACACCTCTCCACTAACCACATTTAGAGGTAGGTCAATAGATATATACACTAGTGATATATTTATAATAGATACGTTAAAAATAACGTATATCAGAAAGCCACAAGAAATATCCTTACCTTTGGGGGTAAACTGCGAACTTCCTGAGCACACTCATCAAGAAATTGTGAGCATGACAGTCAGCAGTATATTAGAAGCTATCTCTGATCCGCGATACAAAACAGCGCTTGGGGAAGTTACAAAGAATGAATAATTATTAATAGCGGCATAGCCGCATAAATTTTAGAAAAATGGCAAGACATTTGTATATTGGAAATGCTCAAGCAGTAGCCTATGATGGTAACGGATTGTTAGCTGACGGTGCAATTGACATCCAAAAACTAAGCAATGATGGACCTACTTCATTAGCACCAGGTGATGTTTTAGCAGACTCTGATCAAATTAGAGTAGTTCAAGGCGGACCTGCTGGGATTGATGTAAACATTGTATCTCCTTGGATTTACGGTAGAGACGTAGTAGCATGGGGTGGTAGATCTCACGCAGCACAAGCTGCTCAAGTATCTACTGTTACTATAGCTACAAACGCAACTGCTGCTGCAAATCACACTATTAAAATTGTAAACTTAACTGATGGTGCTGAGCCTTTTGAGTTAAAAAGTTATGAAATAGCTGTAGCTGCTGGTGCAACTCCAGTAACTCAAGCTGCTGCTTTTGTAGCTGCTTTGAATGCTGATTTACCTCATTGGATTAATACAGCAGTTGATAGTGGTGGTGGTGTAATAACTTTAACAGGTTTTACAAAAGGCGCAACTAAAGCTGATGGATCTGTTCAAGGTGAAGTAGTTTTATTTGATGTTGTAGACGATTTAGACGGAGACAACGGAACAACTGCTGCTTTTGCAACTACAACAGCTGCATCAAGAGGTAATGGTGATAGTCACTATGTTAAAGAAATGGAAGAAGAATTAAGAGGTGCACAGTATGGTTTTTATAACCGTATTCACCAACCTAATACTCCAGCTCAAAGCACTGTAATTGGTGATTCATATGATATGTATCATATTGTAGCTACTAAGGACGGTTCTTCAGCTTCTCAAATTCACGGTGTAGATAACTTAATTGAAATCTATATTGCATTTGATAATGGAACAGCTGCTTTAACTATGGCTTTAGAAGGACAGCTTAATCCTTATCTATTTGATGCTGGATTTGCAAACGTTAACTTATAATATTAATCTTTTAAAACTTTAAAAAATGGCAAATAACATTTATAAACCTACAATGGTTAAAGCAGTTTGGGATATAGGAGTTAGCGGTACTTTAGCAACTAACAAATCTTATGCTCCAAGCACAAGTACTAACAGCGATAGCGGTTATGTAGCAGATAAAAGTATTATCATTCCTGAAGGATCTTTAATTCTTCGTGCTTATACATACTGTGAAACAGCATTAAGTGATGATGATGATAACTCAACAACTCTAGCTTTAGGTTATACTGGAGCTACAGGAGCTTTCATTGCAGCAACTGCATGTAACACAGCTCAGTATGGAGCAGGTATTGGTATGACTTTAGTAGACAACTATGCTTTAGACGGAAACGCTCTAACAAACACCGCTATGGGTGCAGCAAGAGACGCTACTTTATTGTATACTGCCGCAGATGTTGAATTATTGTTAACTCTTAACAATGACCACAACATTGATGCTGGTAAAATTACTTTATTCGTAGAGTATGTACAAACTGGAGATATAGCATAATCTCTTAACATATAAGACTCGCAGGGGACTAGTTTCCCCTGTAGGTCTTTTTTTACAAAAAACAAAACAATATGAGTTTAATAGTATCGTCTACAGCAGACTGCCAATATATAGTAATTAGAATACCAGCTAACTCTTATGGAGGAGGTAGTGGTTATCAAGGTGGAACTCCTCTAACAGTAAAAGTATCTTTATTAGATAGTTTTTATGAATTTACTGTTGCTACAACTGCATCAGACGTTGTAACACTAGTTTCACCTAATCAGGTAGGTGGTGGAGAGCATGGACTATTTTTAGTAGAAGCTATTCTGGACGGAAACGTTGTAGGAAAAGCAGGAGCATTATTAGCATGTGATGTATTATGCTGTATTGCAAGTAAAATGGAAGAACTATTAGACTGCGACTGCGATTGTAACAAATGTTCAGAACACTTTGTTGAAGCACAAAAAATATTTTTACTGCTAAAAACAGCAGAATCACAATTAGATACATCTTATCTTAATTCACCTACATTAAGTCAAATACACGCTATAATAGATAGCGCTAGAGAAAAATATGAAACTGCCCAAGACATGTGCGCTGGCCATTGCGGGTGTAACTGTTAATTATGGCAAAGGGATTACAAACTTTTCTTAGTTATAAATACCTAAAAGATGCTTCAGGTATTCAATATCTTGTACTTATATCTCATGTAAGTAATCCTGTTATTGGTGCTGCAGGTCTTGGAAAGGGTTTTACTTTAACTCCTAAAACTGTAAGTACTTTAAAAGATGGTAACAGAGAACAAGTATATACTTATACAGGTTCTGGTAATGTAACCGCAAATTTTAAAGAAGGTCAAACTATAACTATCAGTGTATCTGATATTCCAAAAGGCAGTGAACTTGCAGTTCCTTTTGACTCCTTAGAAAGATCTTTTAATTTTGATGTATCATCTGAATCTTTACTTGGGTATGATATATCTGATGCTTTATTCTATTCAGAAGGTACGGCTAGCTATAGAGAAAGTTATATACTACCACAATCTAGTAATCCTCATTTAGATACTAGTAGCAGAACAGATTTTTATTATACAGCAGATGGCTCTGCTGCATACATGGGATCTACCAGCCTACAAAACAAATTTTTAAATAATATAGGTTATAGTAATAGAGGATCTGATAGTACTGATTTAGGTAAATTCAGAGGAGGATCTGATGATAATACTTCAGTTGAATTTACTACTACCCACCAAACTCCAGTTGCCGGACAAACAACTGGTCCTGCAACGCAAGGGGGTATAGTAGCATTTAGTTTTATACCTAGAACTAGTGCTGTTGATGACACCCCATTACCTATTATTGATGTATGTCAAGATCCTCAAGCTACTAATTTCTATTTAACAGGCTGTATAAACGAAGAGTTACCCTGTGTAGATTCAGGAACTACTCATGCTAATGATTGTGAAGGAGTTGCTTTAACAGCAGATATAATAAATAACAGCGTCTTAACTAATGGGTCATGTTGTGAATATACAACTGGATGTGAAGATTTTAATGTAGTTATAGGTGATATAACAGCAGCTAATATAGACGTAGCAAATGGTACTATTAATATAACAGTATCTGGAGGAACGCAAAATTATACTGCAGTAGTTGGTGCTATAGAACTAGATAATCCAGAAAATTCATTTAGCACTCAAACTACAAATAGTATTTCTACTGATGAATTTACTCTTAGCAGTTTATTTCCTGGTAAATATAATCTTAGTGTAACAGATTCTACATCAGGTACAGCTTGTAATCAAAGAATAGAGTTTATTGTACCACCAAAAGGATCTGATCCTGGTGGTGAAGGAGATTTTGGATGTAAAGATACTAGCTCAGCAATCAATCACGATAACTCTGTTACTACACACCAAGATAGACTATGTGTTTTTTGTGATGCTGACTCTGGTTTATTATTTGCAGATTCTACTAATCCAACATTTTTAGGAAATGCTTTTGTTCCTACTTCTGACAGTCCTATTTTTAATTTTAATAATGCTACAAGCACTCCAGAAGGTGTAAGTATTGAAAATGGTTCACTTACTTTTCTTGGTGTTCAACTATTTAATGAAGATATTAACTTATCTGAGCCTCCTGCAGTTCATAATTTTAATCCTCTTGAAGAGTTTACTACTGATCAAGCTAGTATGTTTGATTATCAGTTGTACAGAATTGATTCAGAAGTAGACGGGTTACTGAATGAAATTAATCTTGCTGAATCAGGAAATGTAAAAGCTTGGCTAACTGCTAATGCAACAGCTGTAGGAAGTGTGGTTCAAACTACGGGTGCAGCACACTCATTTACAAGTTTAGGTCCAGGAACCTATACAGTATTAGTTACATATGATGCAGATGGAACTCCAAATGGTGATCCAGAAGAAGAACAATGTTATTATGTACCTATACCTCAAACTGTCTATCAAAGAGGATGTACTGATCCAACTGCTGATAACTACAACACTGCTTTTGAGTCTGATCCAAATTCATTTTTACCAAGTGAGGGTTGTTTTTATCCGCCCCAAACTTGCAATGATCCAGGAATAGTATTTGATGCTGTAGTTTCATGCAATGCAGACGACGGAACTATACAAATTGACTCAATAGATTTTGTATCACTTAATCCTGATATATTAGATGCAGGAGTAAATGGGTTTATTGTAACTCAGGATCATGTAAACCCACCATTTGGAGCAGGAGTAATTGTTGCTGCAGGAGGATCTGGATTTGCTGCTCTTCAATATATTGCGTGGGAACTTTTTTGTTACGATCTTTTTAATAGTAGTATTGATCCTAATATGCATTGGATGAGTTTACCAGTTGGATTTCCTCAAGGCTATGTAAACTCTGAAGGTGTTGTACCTGCTAGTGGGGCTGGTAACCTTGCAAACATGTATAGAATACTTTCAACAATAACTTTTGCTGATGGAACTGATTTATTTCTTGGAGAAATAGGTTTAGGTGACCTTTTACCAAATACAGTTCCTTTTGATACTCCAAATCTTGTAAATTATGGTGAAGTAACTTGTGAGCATATAAGTACACACGGTACTCCTACTTCTGTAACATTTAATTATAACTATGGGGAATATAATGTATATGGAGAAAGCGCATCTTATACACATATTTTTACAATAAGTCAACTAGAACAATTTACTGGTTGTTGTGAATTTTCAGAACCTGAACCTGAAGGCTGTACTGATCCTACTGCAACAAACTTTGATCCAGCTGCTATAATAGACGACGGTTCTTGTATTTACCCTGAACCCCCAGTGGTTCCAGGTTGCACAGACCCTACAGCTACAAACTTTGACCCACTTGCTACAGTCGACGATGGATCATGTGAATACATTCAACAAGGTTCTTGGTTACAAGCTGATTGTTTTACTTGTTCTTACAATGAAAACTTTCCTAATGGATTTGAAACCCAAGAAGAGTGTGAAGATTCTATTGAGTCTAACACAGACTGTTGTGTTCTTGAGACTTATGTTAATAATGCTGGTGATATTATGGGTACCCTTCCAGTATTAGATACAACTAACTCAAGTTCAATTTTTAATGATGTGACAGGATTATGTGACGATCAATCTACTGGTTCGTTCGTTTTTACTTTTCCTTCTGGTTTAAACAACAGTGTATTTAATATGACTAGCAATGTATCTTTCTTTTGGAGAGTAGGTACTCTTTGTTGTCCTAGTGTACAATATAGTAATATCTGGTCCGGAGCTCTAACTAATGATTTTGGAGAGGTTACTGATGCAATTACTAATATGGATACGTCAGATTTAATAGATTTAACTGGTGCAACCCAGTCCATTACTGTGAATGGTATAGAAAGTGGACAATACATAATGTGGTTTTATTTCTTTGATATACCTTTTGATGCTACTGGGGCAGACCCAATAAATGGCCTACCATACCAAGATGGTGGACAATCTTGTACTACTTACACAGTAAATATTGATATTGGCATAGATGATTGTGATGATAGTATTGTACATGGTTGTACTGATCCTGAAGCAGATAATTATAATGAAAGTGCAACTGTAGATGATGGAACATGTACATACACAGATATTAATGACGACAATCCTGATGGTGGTGATGGTGGTGATCCAGGAGGTCCTGGTGGTCCTGATGAAGAAGTTGGTTGTGATTGCGGAGATGGTACATATTCTCCAGCATGTTGTCCACCTACTGCAATTTGTGGATGTCAAGATCCAAATGCAAGTAATTTTAATCCAAATGCCACTTATTATGATCCAACCGCAGATGGTTGTGGGTGTGAATATGATGGAGATCCTCCATTTGTAGGTGATCCACCAATTACATCAACTGTTTTAGCTTGTGTTCCTAGAACTATTCATAAATTAATAAGATACAATAATGAGTGTATAGCAAGGGCAGGTCATAGAGTTTATACTAAACATATAACGGGATTAGGCAATAGTTGTTCTAATATGGAAACTATGAAAATGGTTATTATTAATGATCTTATTAGTAGACTAGGGCTACCTTGTATATTTAATTGTTCAGATAATGATACGCCTGCTCCAGATACAGCTTCTAATGTTTGTAAAGATAATTGGACTAATAATGGTTCTTTATACTGGAATCCAGCAGATGCAGCAGCTAATATATATAATTTAGGAATACATGTTAGAAGACCATTTGTACCTAACCCAGGTGGTTTACCAGCACCTATATATGTTGCTATATCTAACTCTGGATTAGACATAGATCCATTCTCTAACAATTCAGCTAGTGGATGGAAGTTATGTAAAACAGAATCTATAGTAAATGAAAAGAATAATTATTTACCAAACTTTCTTAAATTTGCACACGAGTATTGTAAAAATTGTGGAATACCTCCATATAGAATAGATGATACTCTTTCTTCAAGTGTTACAGATACATTTACTACTGGTGGAAATGATATAACAGCAGGGGGGACTACATTTGATAATACTTCAGATCAAACAGATCTAACAACTCTTGACGATATAGAGGGAAATGAAACAGATAACGAAACAGGAGGTTTATACTCTTAAAATAATATAATAAAATGGCAGAAATAACAACACTAAGTACCCTTTCAAAAACTAGCGTAGCGTCTACAGATTTTTTACTCGTAGCTAACTCTAGCACAAAATCGGCTAAAAAATTACAACTACAAACGTTGTTTCCAGCAGTGTCTACAGCAGGCACAAGCTCGCAAGAGCTCTATACGAGCGCTACACTAACAAATAAAAATCAGATTGTATTCAAAGGACTGAAGTCTGCTGATACTAAAGTAACTGTAACTACAGCAAGTAATAACTTAGTAATTACACTAGTAGAAGCACAGATAGATCTTAATGCCTGTGATAATAGTAGTGCAGGATTCTTAAAGACAATTAATAACTCAAACTGGAGTGGTACTGACTTAGCAGTAGTAAATGGAGGTACAGGACTATCAGCGATAACAAAAGGTTCAGTTCTATATGCTAATGATACAGACACAATAGCAGCTACAGCAGCAATGTCTACAAACGGACAACTGCTTATAGGTAATGCAACTAATGGCTTTCCATCAGTAGCAACACTTACAGCTGGAGCTAATATGACTGTTACTAATGGTGCAGGTACAATTACACTTGCAGCTAGTTTAGCAAGTTTAGCATCTAATTTAGATACAGGTAGTTTTAATATTGACTTGAATACTAACTACATTAGTGATGATGGATCTGATAGAGGTATATATGTGCATACTAATGGTAAAACAATACTTAATGACTCAGGATCAACTTTAACTACAGGTGAAGCCACAGGTCAGTTAAATATACAAGGTAGTACAGCCACAGCAATTACAATAGGTAATACTGCTGCATATCAATCTACGTACACTGTTCAAACCACAACATCAGCATCTGGAACTGCGGGGGCTAATTTAGCTGTAAATGCAGCTACTGCGGGTGGTGGAAATATGGATGGTGGTGATTTAAGACTTTCAGCAGGTACTGCTACAGGATCTGGTAATGGAGGTGATGCATCACTATCCGGAGGAGATGCAGCATCAGGAGATGCAGGTAATGTATTATTAAGAACATATACAAGTGGAGGATCAATAACTACAGCATTAACTGTAGATACTAATCAAGATGTATCAGTAGAAACAGGTAATCTATTTGTAAAAGCAAAACCTATTTATGCAAGAGCATCTAGTACGGCAGCATTTATACAATACCAAGGAGCTGAAGCTACTACAGATGATGGCACTACAGCAGTATCAGCTGCTAACATATTAACAGGTATTGTAAAATGTACACCTACAGCTGATAGAAGTAAAGCTACAGATACAGCATCTAACTTAATATCAGGATTATCTCTAACAGCAGATAACGATAGCTTTGACTTTAGTTTTATTAATTTAACAACTGACGGACAAGATAACGTAACGCTTACAGGAGGAACAGGTGTAACACTTGTAGGTAATATGGTAATACACGCACAGGATGCATCAGATGATGCAGTATCTATAGGTGTAGGAAGATTTAGAATAAGAAGAACCGGTGCTAGTGCAGTAACCATGTACAGAATCGGATAATATTAACCAATTAATTATATAGACAATGAAAGTAAAAATGAAAAATGGTGAGTTTGTTGAATTGTTCAACGGACTAACAGCAGTACAACAACTAAAAGGAGTTAAGTTTGGATTGTTAGTATCTAAGAATATTAGAGTAATACAAGAAGAACTTAAGGACATCGAAGAAGCTAGTAAGCCTAGTGAAGAGTTTTTAGAGTTGTCACAGAAGATGCAAGTTCTTATGAACAAAAAAGATGACGAAGCAATAGCTAAGTTAGAAAAAGAAAATAAAGAACTTGTTGATGCTCGTAAAGAGCAGTTAGCTGAGATAGATAAACTACTATTAGAAGAAACTGAAGTTGAACTGCACGGCATACCAGAAAACTGTTTACCAACAGATATTACTGGTGAACAAATTATTAACATAGATAAAATTATAGAATAATGGCTCAAACAATTTCAGAAAGCTTATTAAAAAATACTCTTGATGTTTTAAGTGAAAGTATGTCTCCACAAGTAGTGCATATGATTGATGATACTGTAGAACATACAGGACCATATTTTGCAATAGCTGCATTAGAAGAATCTGTTATAGATACTTCAGAATGTACTACAAATATCACAGATGCAGCAGCAACAATTACAATACCAAAAGGTATGACTATATATGGTGATTTTGACTCTATTGAGTTAGATAGTGGTAAAGTTTTAGCATACGCAAGAAAAGGAATAGTACCTGTAAATGCAGGCGGATAATATTAAATATTAATAAAAAAAGAATATGGGAACATTAAGTGTTAAATTAGAATTAATAAGTAGAGGTTTTGGAACCCCTACAAAAATAAGAGTTACAGATCTTATAACTACGACTAATCCTTCACAAACTTTGTCTCGTGTAAGTGCAACCACTACAGGAGGTGACACTATCATTCTTCCTAATGCTAATGTAGAACGTTTTGTCTATATAAAACATTTAGGATTAAACTCAGCAGGAGCAAGAAACGTAACAGATAAATTAAAAGTAGAATATTCTGATGGCAATCATATAGCAGAGCTTAGAGCAGGAGAGTTTTTGTTTTTACCTTATGACACAGGTGGATCAGCTCTTTTACAACTAGAAGCTTCTGCAAATACGATACAAGCAGAATATGCATTTTTTACTAGATAGAATGATTAGAGTATTTGTAATATTATTAGTTTTCTTAATGTCTTGTGCAGCACCGAAAGAGTGTTGCTCACAGATTAAAAAAGCTATAAAGTTTTCTACATTCTATGTAGCAGCGAATGGAGGTACGTCTTTATCTGATAGAGAAGTATATTCTATAAATGGAAGTACACTTTTATATGATACTATTATTACTCCTTATGACTACTCATTATCTATGGGTATTCGTAAGATACAGAGGTTTCAATATGAAGGTACTTCACCATTTAAAGATGGTACAGAGTCATCATTTAGTGATGCTGCTAGTATAGGTAGAAACCCTTTTGAGTATTTATTTGAGATAGAATATAGAAGACAGGAGGGTGTAGAGTATTTTGATCAGCATCATTTTATAAGATATGCTAGATCTAAGTGGTTTACAAAAGCAGAATATATTAAAGATGGTTTTGCAGACATAGAGTATTTTGAGGGTACACACAGACTACGACTGAATGGTGGTAAAAAACTATCATTCAACATAGGCGCTGTACAAAGATTAGCAGAGCCGTATGGATATGATCCATTAGAAGAGTGGACTATGTCTACAGGTGATATACACTATACACAACTAGCTATTGAAGAGGGATATAGTATAGATGTATATGAATCTGAGTATAGAGCACCAGATGGTGCAATTGTAGCAAATAGTGCTGAGGTATGGAATCAGATAGTTATGCCAGAAGTATTAGAAAATTATGTAGAAAAGAAACGAAATGAACTAGCTAATCAATGGCAGCATTCATTAGTAATAGGTTTTGATTTCTATCACTATAAGAAAAACTTTTGGTTACACTCTTGGGGTAACTTTATGCCTTACCATTATAATGATGGTGGACAATATTCTTATCATAATTTTAATGATGGAGAGCAGTGGTATGATTACTCAGGAGGATTAATATTTGGACTGAAAGCAACAAAACACTTAGGATGTTTTATTGAAGGTAAATACAATAAGTATTGGAATAAAGAATGGTACGATTTTAAATTAGGAATTAACTACGTTATATTTTAAAAATGGCAACTGAAATAGGAAAAGACACTAAAATTAAATTAAGTTTAGAAACAATAATATCTTTAGGATTTGTATTAGTAACTATGACTGGTATGTGGTTTACACTAAAAGGGGAGATAGCTGAAGCAAAAGAATTACCAGTAGCTCCAGATCCAGAAGTAACACGTATGGAGTTTGATATGAAAGATCAAATGATACGTAACACTATTATGAATACTCAAGAAGATGTAACTGAAATAAAAGCTACATTAGAAAAGATAGAAGATAAACTTTATAAATAATGTGGAAAGTTATATACAAGCATTTATTATTTTTATTTTTTTGTACGGTCTCGTATACTGCTTTTTCACAGATCACAGTGATTCACTTTAACGCTGGCTGGAACGAAGCTAATGATGTAGAGTGGTTTGATAAATTATCAGACGCTGGTAAAAAAAGTTTAAGTATTGACGATAAAGACATACAAAAGGAATATGCTATTGCTATTGTACCTACTATCATTGTGTTTGATGAGGGCGAAGAAGTAAAACGTTTTCAAGCAGATCTTAGTTTTGAGATGGTGGCTACAAGAAAAGAGATACAGAATTACATCGACGAATTAATAATGAGTAAATTTTAATATGGCAAATATTTTAGGATTAGGATTAAGCACAATAAAAGGATCAACAGTTGATCAACCATATGCTACAAGGTTTGCTAGCTTTAATGGATCAAGTAGTAAGGCTTTAGCAGCACCAGGTAGACTGCCTTTAATATTAGCAGGTAGTGGTACTCTTGGAGAGAATATAACATTTTCTATGTGGATAAAGGCTACATGGACTATACCTGCAAGTCCAGCTGATGCAGTAGTTAACAATATACCATTTTTTATGTTAGGTAGTGATACAGATGTGCATGAAGCGTTTAGAATGTATTATATGATAGAAGACGGTTCTGCTAACAATAAAAATGATGTTGTTATGGAACTAAGAAGTTCAACTCCTAGTAATTCTAGACAAAATGAAATAATGAGATTAAGCGCTACAGGCGGCAGTCCAAGCAATTCGACTATAACAGGTAGTAGTGCCGCTGATCACGATAAAATGTGGGACAGTGATAACTCTGCTATAACAACAAATAATGATGGATTTGTACATATAGTTTGTAGTAGAGGTACCTTAGATTGGAAAATATTTTGGAATGGTATTAACTGTGAAGTGATAGACAATGATTCAGGCTCATTAAACACAGATGTAACTGAGTTTGATTCTTTTAGTATAGGATATTGGGAGTATGCTGATGCTTATGGTCAACTAGGTGTAAGAGATTTTGCAATATATAATAGTCAACTATCTGGTTCAGATGTAACTGCATTATACAATGGTGGAGTACTAGCTGATCATAGAGATTTAATTACACCACAGCCTATAGTATATTATCCTTTTGAAGAAGATGGTAATGACGTAATAATATCTACAGGACCACACTTAACTTTAACCGATGTAACTTTTGAAAATATATAATGAATAACTTTACTAAATTTTTATACGCATTTTTAATAGTCGCAGTATTTACTGCAGCTTCAGCGTTTGGACAATGTCCTCCAGGATCTTGGAGTTTAGATATAACTGTAAATCCTGATCAATATCCAGAAGAAACAACTTGGCATTTAGTTACGTTTAGTGGTGACACTTTGTTAGAAGGTGGGCCATATACTAATATAGTAGATTATGAACCACAGTACGCAGGTATATGTGTACCTGTTGATAGTTTTCTGTTTATATTAAACGATCAATATGGTGACGGTGTTGCAGGTAGCTTGTGGGGTGGTAATGATGGTTCTATTTATATAGAGCAATGTGGTGATACTATATGGACTTTACCTGTAGCTGATTTTGGCTATCAAATATATGATACAATATATACTTCTGGATGTCCTCCGCCCCCACCAATATACGGGTGTATGGATAGCAGTTATGTAGAGTTTGACTTAACAGCTACATTAGACACAGGTATGTGTTTTACACCAAAGATATATGGATGTACAGACTCATTAGCATATAATTATATAGACTCAGCTAATACAGATATAAATATAGATAGCTGTATGCATGAGTTAGAATTAACCGACTTAGCTGGAAATGGCTGGGCTGGTTCTTCATTAAAACTATCACAGGCAACTAGTATGATGCCGCCATTTAACTATCAAGTTATTGGTACGTATACATTGCTAGATGGTTTTGATACAACGTTCTTTATAAATTTAGCAGCAGGGTATCCTGTTAGAGCAGTGTTTGAAATTACACAGCAATCAGACTTTACTGCAGTACAATGTGGCTATAGCTTATATTCTGAAGATTATGTAGCTATAGATATAGAAGGTGGATTTGTAAATCCTATACCTCCATTCTTTCCTATTATGGGAGATCCATACTGCGGTAATAATTGTATAGAAAGAACATATGGTTGTATAGACAGCCTAGCAGTAAATTATAACAATACAGTAAATACAGATGATGGAACTTGTTACTATAATCCAGGGTGTACTAATCCACTTTATTTGGAGTATGACGCGGCTTATGACTATGACGATGGTAGTTGTATTACGATGGTTGTATACGGATGTATGGACTCAACTGCACTTAATTACGATCCATTGGCTAACGTTGAGTTACCTAACTCTTGTATTGCTATCGTAGAAGGGTGCACTGACAGTACAATGTTTAATTATAATATCAATGCAAATGTTGATGATGGTAGTTGTATATCTTTTTACTACGGATGTACAGACCCAACAGCATTTAACTATGATAGCTTAGCGAACACAGACGACGGCTCATGCATATCCGTTGTTTGGGGCTGCACTGACCCTGCGGCCTTTAACTACAATTCATTAGCTAATAGCGATGATGGATCATGTATACCAGTAATATTTGGTTGTACAGATCCTAGTATGTTTAACTATTGTGACACTTGTAACACAGATAATGGTAGTTGTATACCTTACATATATGGATGTATGGATAGTACAGCTATGAATTATGATGCTACAGCTAACACAGATAATAACACTTGTATATATCCATTCCCTGGTTGTATGGATATTACAGCTGTAAACTATGAACCGTTAGCTAATGTTACTGATAGTAGTTGTTACTATGAGTCAGGGTGTGATGCAAGTGTTCCATATTATATACCTAACTCGTGTTTTGAATGGGTTATACAAGTAGATCCATATTGCTGTGATAATAGTTGGGATGAGCCTTGCTATGATTTATATAACTATTGTGTAGATGGTTGGACAGGTCCTACAGACATAGCAATGTTTGAGAGAGTAGGCGTACTACCATATCCTAATCCATCAACAGGTGTAGTAAACTTTACAGCTGAGGTAGGAATAAAAGTATACGACATGTTAGGTAAGTTGATATTAGAAGATAAATCAAATACAATAAAACTTAACAAAGGTATATATCTAATTAAGATTTCTAAGGAAAACTTAAACATAACAACAAAACTAATTATAGAATGAAATTAGAAGTATTAAGATTTAGCTCACAGTCAGACTGTACACATGGATTGTTGTTTGAAGTAAATGATTTAGGCAGACACTTCTTGTGCTATACATTAGAAGACGAACATCGTGTTCTAAAAGTAAAAGGCGAGACAAGAATACCATCAGGTACATATAAAATAGAACTAAGAAAAGAAGGAGGATTTCATGCTAGATACGATAAAAAATATCCTGGTATACACCGTGGTATGTTGCATGTCATTGATGTTCCTGGTTTTGAGTATATTCTTATTCATACTGGAAACACTGACGAGCATACTGCTGGTTGTCTTATCGTTGGAGACAGTCAAGAAAACAATCTTATTCTCCGCGATGGGTTCGTTGGTAAGAGCGTTAACGCGTATAAGAGGATTTATCCAGCTATTGCAAAGGCAATAGAACAAGGAGAAGAAGTAACGATAGAATATATTGATTTTGATTAATGAAGTTTATAGGTCAGTACATACAAGATTTTATTGCTAGATTTAGAAGCGATGTTTACTTAGAAGATGTAAGCAGCGGTACTATTGCTAGTGGTGGTAACTTAGGTCTAGATTCAAACAACAAAATAGTCAAAGCAACTATAAGCAGCACAACAGATTTAGCTAGTGATGTTACAGGTACTTTACCTGTAGCTAATGGCGGAACTGGCGCAACAACCTTAACATCAAACTCTATATTAACAGGTAACGGTACATCTGCAGTTCAAGCAGAATCTGGATTAACATACGATTCAGAAGCATTAGATGTTGGAGACGATGATGATGGCGCTGCTCAGATAAGAAGATTAAGACATACTGACGAGGCAGGAGGAGATTTATATATAAGAGGCGGTGATGCTACTGGTACAAATAAAGCAGGTGGAGATTTACAATTATTTGGCGGTAGAGCAACTGGTAATGCCAATGGAGGATCAATAATTTTACAAACAGGAGCTCTTGGTGAAAGTAGTGGAACGACTTTACGAGGCACAAGCACTATAGCTTCATTTAGAGGTTCTGATAAAAAAACATTATTAACTGGTAATTTAATATTTGAAGGACCTGTAGTAGATGGTAATGACACAGAATTTTCTATAACAGAGCAAACTGCAAATAGAACAATAACGATTCCTGATGCTTCTGGTACTATAGCTTTTTTAGATAGTGATATTACAGGTACTGCGACTAACGCTACAAAACAAATATTTGTTACAACGCATAACTTTCAGCTAAACAACAATACTAGCATTAAAAATTATGTACCGTTTAATAACTTAAACGAAAGTACTAGCGGAGGTCCTATGAATAATTATTGGACTAGAACTTTAGCTCCTTATCCTGGTACTATAAAAAAGATAGCAGTAAGGTCTCAAACAAGCTTAGGTTCTAGCTGTGAGCTAAGAATATCAAAAATAACAGACACTACAGATAAATTAGAAGACGGTACGCATGTTGATAATACAGGCATAGATTTAAGTACTGCTCAAACAACTGTAATAACAACAATGAATACTAATAGTTTTGCCGCAGGAGATGCTGTAGGTGTAGCTCTTCAAAGAAGTGCTGGTACAGCCGCGCAAGTAATAGTAACAATAGTTTGGGAATATACAACATAAATTATGGCTTTAGCAAATAAAAAAATAACAGATATATTTAATAAAAAAACTGGAGGAGCAAAAGACTCTAAGTCTATAACAGATTCAGTAGAGCTTGATATTAAAACTAAGTTTGACAACGGTGAGCATATTGAAGATAATGGTATGTTTACTAATTTAGCTCCAGCTCTGTATGCCGTGCAGCAAGTTGCAGATGATATAGAAGAAATAAGAAGATTTATTACTAGCGAAATAACTAGTATATCTACATCACAAGCTAATGCTATAACAGCTAATACGGCTAAGACTACTTTTCCTGGTTTTGGAACAAGTTCAGGCACAGCATTAGAAGGTGATACCACTACAATAACTACTACACAAGCAAATGAAATTACAGCTAACACAGCTAAAGTAAGTCAGGGTTTAAAAACTGCAAACATGTCGATGCAGTTTGATGTAGTAAATACAAAAGGAACATATACGTTAACAATAACTATTATTGATAGTACTAATCCTAAAGCGCCAGTAACTAAAACAGTAACTTTAAATTTAAAGTGAGGTATATATACAGAAATATAACAACAGCACACACTCCTGTGATATGTATTCCTAGAGAAAGGGAAGACTCAGTTATTGTAATACATAAATGTGATATAGCAAATGTAAGCGGTAGCGATGCTACTGTTAGTGTATATTTAGAAACTTATGATATTAATAAAACAGAACATCTATTTGGAAATCAAGACATAGGTAATTATACTGAAACTATTGATGACTATACAGATAAAGCAGATCAAGAGATTTATTATAAGATAAAAAATGTTAGTGTACCGGTAGGAACTACACTATCACTATTTACAGATCATCCTTGTGGTCATGATAACAAATTTAATTTTGTAATAGAGACTTCACAAAATGTAGATGTAATTTTAGATTATAAAATTAATGAAATAGAAAAATCTAGAAGCATAACAACAAGAACTATAAATCAATACTAATATGATACAAAAAGTAATGGGCGGATTATTTGGCAAAGTGCTAGACAACGCTGAAGGAATACTAGACAAAGTAATTACAACTGATAAAGAAAGAGATCAGGCTAAGATAGAATTACAAAAGATAATGCTAGAAGCAGAACGTGAAGCTTTTGCTAAAGAAGTAGAAGATAGAAAGTCTGCAAGAGATATGTATAAAGATGATGCTATCATCCAAAAAGTGTTAGCAACTTTGTTCACAGTTGCATACTTTGGTATTAGTTTTGTGATGTTTAATCACTTTGTTCTAGGAGATATAAACTTGGGAGAGTTTGAAATTAGCTTTATTTCTACTATCTTTGGAGCAATGTCGGCAAAAGTCAACACAATTGTTGATTTCTTTTTTGGCGGCAGTTCAAAGAAAAATAGTAACGAAGACAAATAACCAACAACCAATATTATGACCAAAGACGAAGTAAAAGCTTTTCTAAAAGAGAAGCCTGGCTACCTTAAGGAAGGTGCTGCTAGACTATCAGAGAAGCTAAATTGTAGTGTAGAAACATGTAGACATGCATTAACAGAAGCGCGAATAGATGCAAAAGGATCTGACTTTGATCTGGATAACGTAAGTACTTCAGAGATAAGTGAGTTCAAACAGTTCTTAAAAGATAATGAAATAGAAGAAACAGATGTCAAGTCTGTAAAGTTTTGGCAAAACATGCAAGGGGATCATAGATTCTCTGTCGTAGTCAAAGGAGAAGACGATCTAATGAAGCAAGCAAAGGAAGAAATGATTGCACTTCTAGAGTCTTACAGCCCAAAGGTTGAACAGGATTACAACACCGTCCAAGACCCAGTTACATATGAGATCTCCTTACCAGATATTCACTATGGTAAGTATACTGGACAGACACTTGACCAAGCTGAGGAGGAGTATATGAATACTGTAAAAGATTTGTTGTCTAAGGCGGAAGGCCTAAACATAGAAAGAATCTTGTTGCCTATAGGTAATGATGGTATGAACTCTGAGGGATATTCCCGTGCTACCACTAAAGGTACACCTCAGCAAGATTCAGCAGAATGGCAAGAAACATTTGTAGGATATTGTAACCTAATGGTAAGAGCAATAAACTACTTAGCTAAATCTGCACCTGTAGATGTGATTATTGTGCAAGGTAATCATGACTATGAAAGAATGTTTTATGCAGGTGAATACCTGAGAGCGTTCTTTAAAAATGATGATAGAGTTGATGTTGATAATAACTTTGACTCTAGAAAATACTATAAATACGGAGTTAACTTAATTATGTTTACACACGGAGATAAAGAGAAACCAGCTGAGATGCCGTTAATAATGGCTACTGAACAACCTATGTTATTTGCACAGACTAAGTTTAGAGAGGTTCACTGCGGACATAAACATAAAGAACAAGTTAATGAATATCGAGGAGTAAAGGTAAGATTTATACCATCAATATGTGGTAATGACTCATGGCATAAGATGATGGGTTACGAAGCAAAGAGAACAGGCCAAGCACATATATGGAGTAAAGAGCGCGGATATGAAGGATATTTACAAACGAACATATAACACATGACACTAAATGAGATTGCATATAATATTTTAAACTTGGTTAGAGGTGGTAGATCTAGCAATAATGAACACATATCTCTTGATCAAGTTAAATTTAATGTGAAGTACTACAGAGCTATGCTTATACGTAGAGACTTTGCTAGAAACGGTACTATAACTAGACACTTAGAACAAGATCTTAAATGCTTAGAGCTAGTTAAAGTAGACGCGTCAAAGTGTTGCAATCTTCCTACAGAGTGTGCGGTGTATAAAACTATTAGAAAGATACCAAGAACAGTTAGATTTAATTTTAAGGATGCAGTTACTTATGTAGGCGCTATTGATGGTAAAACTAATATACCAATAGTAGAATCACACACGGTACAATGGTTACCATATGATAAGTACACTAAAAATAAAATGAAAGCTTATATGATTGAAGATCATTTGTATGTATACAATGCAGATGGTCTGAAGTTTATAAATGTCAGAGGGATATTTGAAGACCCTGAAGAACTCTCTGAGTATGATTGTGACGGAAATGATTGCTATGATAGCGAATCACCATTTCCTATCCCTATGGATATGTTACAAACAATTACACAAGGTATTATGAGCGGAGAGCTTATGATGCTATCAACGTCAGTAAATGACACAACTAATGATACGATGCAGGATCAGGGCAGACCTGCACCAAGACAATAATTATAATTATAAATATTTTTAAAAATGAATAAGAAAAAAATGATGTACGGAGGGTCTAAGAAAAAGATGATGATGTACGGTGGTAAAAAAATGATGCAAAAAGGCGGTAAGCTAAGGATGGTAAAAGGTCCTGATGGCAAGATGGTTCCTTTCTATGCAGCTGACGGTAAAGGTAAGATGCAGATGGGCGGGAGTAATAGTTTGCCAGCTAAGGTACCAGCAGCAAAATTTGAGCGAGGTGATGGACCAGATAAAGGAATGTCTAAAAGAGATATGCGAAAGCGAGATAGAAAGAAAAGGAAAATAGAAAAAAGAATTGGCAGGATAATAGGTAAGGAAGGAGCAGCCACAGCTAAAATGCAGATGGGCGGTAACTTAGCTGATGTTAACATGAAAGATGCTAGAGAAGCAAAAAGAACTAGACGTCGTGGTGAGAGAGGTATGGCAAAAGATGATGCTAAAAGAGCTAGAGCTGCTAACCGAATTAAGCGTGCTGGTGAAAGAGCTATGGCTAAGGACGATAGACAGAACAAAAGAGCTAGCAGAAAAGCAAACAGAAAAATGGATGCTGCTGAAAGAAAGCTGTTAGCTGGGAGACAAGCTACTGCTCAAGGCAAGCTAAAGAAGGCTACTAGAAAAACTAGAAAAGTTGGTAAGAAACTTGGACAAGCTAGTAAAGCAATGATGGGCATGGGCGGTAAAAAGATGATGTACCAAATGGGTGGATTCATCGAGCCAGGTGTATTTGACTTAGATAGAGACTAGTGCAACACACCATCTCTCACATATACAATGATTATGTAGAGGCTGACAGCAGTATATCAAAGCAAACTTTTGTAGATATATGCAGTGAGTTTAATATGATGATTATAGATTACATTCTAGACGGTAAAGAGTTTAACATGGGGTATAACCTATCAACTCTTTCCGTCGTAAGAATGGAGAGAGATCCTAGAAATCCAGGTATAGACTGGGGTGAGTCAAACAAATATAAAGCTGAGCTATTAGAAAATGGTAGTAAGCTTTACAACAAAGACACTGGAGACGGTGTCAAATGGCACATATACTATACAGACAATGAGTATCTTAAATACTACTGGCGTAAAGGTAAGTGCAAAGTAAAGAACAAAACAGTTTACAGATTTGATGCTACACGAGGAGTGAAGGGCAACAAGGGTAGACTGAAGGAATTAGATGAACTAGATTATTTAAAATTTAAAAAGAATTAGAGATGCCAAAAGACGCGTGTTATCATAAGGTTGTAGCCCGTTACGGTCCTAAGACATCTGCATACAGAAGTGGTGCGATGGCTAAGTGTCGTAAGGTTGGAGCTGCTAACTGGGGAAATAAAAGTAAAAAAGAAAAAGGTGGATTAGCTGCTAGTCTAATGTCAGACGTATATGGTAGTGGCCGCAAGTTAAAGAAAAGACAGAATGGCGGTCAGTCTAATATTGGACCAAAGTCGGCAAAGAGATTTAGAGAAAATCCATTTCCTGGTCCTGCGTTTACTAAGGAACAGGAAGCGCAAGCAGCAAGAGCAAGGAAGAAGGTTAAAAGGGCACTTAAAGACCCGTACGGAACACTCAGAAAGATAGGAAAGAAAATAAGAAAGAAACTGAAAATGAAAAATGGAGGAGTTTCTAAAGTTAAAGGTGTTAGTACAGAAGGATTAACATCTAGACAAGCTACTACGTTAAAGAAACATTCTGTACATCATACTAGAAAACATATACAATCAATGGTTAATGCTATGAAGAAAGGTGCATCATTTAGTGCATCACATAAGATGGCGCAGAAAAAAGTTGGATCATAATGGCTGTAAGAAAAACTGCTGCAGGCGCTAGACTAAAGCGTTGGTTTAAAGAAAAGTGGAGAACACCTCGTGGTAATAAAGACTACAGTGGAGGTGAGAACACATTTAGACCTACTAGACGTATATCTAAAGATACACCATCTACGTGGTCTGAACTGTCTGCATCAGAGAAGGCTAGAGCTCAGCAAGAGAAGAATACTAAAGGAAGAGTTAGTAGATATAAAAAGAAAAAGAAAGTTAAACGTGCGAAGGGTGGTGGATTTATACTACCTGGACCAACAATGATATAACTATGGCAACACCAGCATGGCAAAGAAAAGCAGGAAAGAATCCTAGCGGTGGGTTAAACGCTGCAGGAAGACGATCTTATAATCAATCTACAGGTGGTAATTTAAAAGCTCCTAGTAAAAAGAAAGGAAACAAAAGACGCTCTAGTTTCTGTAGTAGAATGTGCGGCATGAAAGCTAAACGTACAGGAGCTAAAGGTCAAAGAGATCCTAAATCAAGAATTAACAAATCGCTACGTGCATGGAATTGTGGTAGCTGTAGTAACTGGAGATAATATGGCAGTATATAAGAACATATCAAGTAAAATGATTATACGTAAAGTTATGCGTGACTTGCGTCCTAATCATGCAGAATGGATAGATGATGCGGTAGAGTGGATAGGTGAGGCCTTAGAGCATATAGGAGCTGCATCACAACTTTGTCAAAAGCAATGCGTGCTTACAATAGAAGATCACAAAGCATGTTTGCCTGGAGACTTATACTTTATAAATCAAGTAGCAGTTAATGGTACTGTCGGCACTTCTGCAAGTGATGAGCTTGATGTTCTTACAGAGCAAGTTAGAAAACTCAGAGCTGACATAGCAGAATACAACTCAACATTAGAAGAAGATGTAGCTAACAATGGAGCTAACATTACTAACGCAGATTTAACTACATATGATACACAATATAAATCAAATGTAACAGAACTTAGAGAGCTAATTAGTAGGATAACCGTTTTAGAGGGGATATATTTTAATACTAAGGGTGGGGGTGCTGGCCTAGAACCATTACGTTATGGGGCTAGCACTTTCCATAGCTCTATGCACTGCGACGATTGTATTAATGAGCATGCACTAAACAATGAAAGTTATATAATAGATTGTGATTTTATAAAAACATCTTTTGCTAGTGGTAAGGTATGTATAAGCTATACAGCTTTTCCTATTGATGAAGATTGTTTTCCAATGATACCAGATGACATAAGTTATAAAGAAGCTATGTTCTGGTATATATACAAGCAAATGTTGTTAGGTGGATATGATAAACCTAACAATAGAATAGATTATAACTTTGCTGATCAGAAATGGAAGTACTATTGTACTCAAGCTAGAAACGCTGCAAACTACCCAGATATTGAAAGATATGAATCTTATATGAATCAGTGGGTTAGACTTATACCAGATATTAATGCACACGATTGCTTCTTTGAATACCTAAATCATAGAGAAGATTTGAATAGAAATTACTAATGGCTAAATATATAAAAGGATTAAATAAAGATGCGGCTCCAATAGATCAGCCCGAAGGATCATACAGATATGCTAAAAATGTATTACTGAATGAAACTGCTGGTGCTATATCTAATGAGCCAGGGACACAGGTTCAGCCTTCAACTCTTCTAGGAACAGTTATAGGGACTATAGAAACTACTGATGATAAGATTATTATCTATACTGTAGATGATAATGGTCGTTCTAGAATATATTTATTTGATAGTGCAGGTTCAGGCGCTACGTTTTTAATACTTACAACTACTGCTGGTAATGTAATAAATGGTAATGATGTTGATTTAAAATTTGACAAAAAACATCCTATAGAAGGTACATATAAAATTGATCCTAACGGAGATTTAATTGTATACTGGACTGATAATTTTAATCCTCCACGAAGTCTTAATATTACAAGACAGCAAACAAGTAATAATACTATTATATATGGAGTTGATCCTATTGGATCACCTAATAAAAATTACATAGATAGATTAAACTTATTTCCACATTCAGGTCCTGTTCCTAGAATAGCCTTTGATAGAATAGCAAATGGTGGTGCATTAAAGTCTGGGACATATACTTTATTCTTAGCATATGTTGACGAAAACTTTACACAAACAAACTTTGTATCATATTCATTAGCAGTTCCTATTGTAGAAGATGATGAAAGTGTAACACCAATAGAAAGATATGATGGATGTGAGCCTGATACACAAACAGGTAAATCTATTGTATGGGAAGTTGATAACTTAAATACAGATTATGAGTTTTTAAGACCTGTAGTAGTACATAGAAGTTTAGACAAAGATGGTTCTCCCGCAGAATTTGCTTTTAAATTAAATGATTTAGATATAAGTGCGGCTACAGCATCTGTTACATTTTCAGGACTAGAGGGCTATCAGTCATCTTCTGTAGATGAAGCTATTATAGATACAGTATCTTATGATACTGCTAAAACTGTTACACAATTAGATAGTGTTTTATATCTAGGTAATTTAACTGGAAATAAAGATATAGGTTATCAAAAGTACGCAAACTTTATATCGCTAGAGGCGGTAGCTGGACCTTCATTTAATCCTTTTGATCCGTATGAGTTAACTGCTGACAACTTAAATTATGGGTACATAGATACAGACCCTTATAGTCAGGTGCTATCTGGTATAACAAGACAAGGAGGTTTTAGAGATGTGGATAGATTATCATCTACTAGGAATGCTCCTGCAAGTAATCCTGAACAAGTTTTTAATAGAAGAAGTTATTTTAGAGATGAGGTATATGCATTTTATATAGCGTTTATACTTAATGATGGTAGCATGTCTTATGCTTATCATATACCTGGAAGATCAGCTAAGACAGACGTCGATGGCGGTTCTATTAGAAAAGTAGGAACTAATAATCCTATAGCAGGATCTGCTTCTGAACTTGATTCTACTGCAGACCCTGATCTTACACAGCTAACACAAGGACAAGGGCAGTTGTTTCACTTTCATGACTTCTCTATTTTTGGAACAAGTAATACTAACTTTTGGCACAATAAAAATGAGTTCTATCCTAATACGGATGACTACTTAATGATTGATGCTAATGATCCTGATACTACAGTAGAAGACTTAAGAGGTAGCAATGTTAGACACCACCATATGCCTTGTAACACTAATAGTGATATGAGGACTATTGTTTCAAATAACAGCAGTATCAATGAGGCTGTAGATGAAACAACTACTGTTTATTATTTCTATTGGGGGGATCTAGCAGATAGTCAATCTGGTTTGAATGAAACCCAGGATTTGCATGTAACAGACTTTTCTGCTAATACAAGCGCTATAGATGATACAGGTGGAATAGGTTGGGGGGATTGGGAGGATGGTTCTGAAGATCTTCAAGATGCTTTTGGTGATATTAGCACTTGGACATATCAAGTGCCTACTGCAGGTGATATTGCAAATGGTAACTTACAAGGATATTTCTTATGGCGTTCTCCTGGTAATATTAATAGTGGGTTTACTACTGCTGAAGTGCAGGAGGTATTAAATAATGGAGATATAAATTTAAACCAAACTAATAGTGGTGGAGGTGTTTTTGATTGTCCTTGTGATCAGTTAAATACAGATCCTAATAATGTATATGGATATTTTGTTTGGCAGTCAACAACTCCTGCAGTTGATGCAGCCGGTTCAATATCACAAGAAGTTAGGCCTTTAGGTGTACGTCTTGATGATATAAAAATACCAAAAAGTATTGCAGATAAAGTACAAGGATTTAAAATATACTATGCAGAGCGTAAACACTCTAACAGAAGAATAATAGGACAGGATGTTTTAAAGAAGGCAGAAGATCTTGGTGAAAGAAATATAAGTGGATGTGAAGGAGAAAGTGGTAATGGATCTATTGAAGAGTTTATACTAAGTCCTGGGGCTTTAAGAAATGGGCCAATGACTACAGCAACCTTTCATGACTTTTATTTATTACACAGAAAAAACAGTTTAGTTCCTGCTACACACACAAGTGAAGAGTATACAGTATCAATGTTTTCTATTAAAGGGCCTGGTCACACTTATGATGATGTTGATGAAAATTTAACACCACTTGAAGCATGTCAGTATGGTAACTCTTATGTAACAGCTCACCTTGGAGGTACATATGGATTTTATACAGGTAATACTCTACCATTCTTCCACTTCCCAATAAGAGAAAAATGTAAAACCTATTTAAATGGTGACTCTATATATGATGGTAGAGGTATAGGATTTGGTAAAAGAATATTTAATATAGGGGGAGAAACCTCTATTTTACTAGGCTTCAAACCTACAAGACAACCAGTCCAAGCTCTTTGGCCACAGGCTGATGGAGGAGTGTTTTGGCATGATCCTATTCCCGGTTCTTCAGATCCTTTTTCTTATGAGGCACCCTCTTCACCACCAGTATTAAAACTGCATAATTTACATGCTTTCAAAACAGATATGTATTTATCGTTTGATACACAAGAGTTAGTGTGGACAGGATTTGAAGTAGTAGGAGATGAGTTAGATAACTATACAGTTGAAGATGACAACACCTCTACTCCAGGAGCTACTCACCAAACTGGTAATATATTTGGAGGGGATACTTTTATATGTAGACATGGTTATCGTATAACTCACAGGCCTGCATACCAAGGCACAGCGCCGTATGATCATAAATCTTTAATATATGTAATATCTGAGTCTACAGATAATATAAACTTTAGACACGAGACAGACGTAGATAGCACATACTTTCCAGGATCTCCTGCTAAAAAATTATTAGACATAAAAGCAAATATAGATCTTACCAAGAAAGACAATATGAAGTATGATGAGTCTTTTTCTCTTGGGGTTGCAGATATAAAACCAGCAATACCATATCCACTAAGAGAAGCTGACCCTAGTATATTTCAAACAAGAGTACAGAGATCTGCAAAAGCAGATAACACTAGTTTAATAGATAACTATCGCGTATTTTTAGCACTACAGTTTAAAGATCTACCACGTAATAGAGGCAGTTTACATAGACTGATTACCTTAAACAACTTGTTATATCTACATACTCAAGATAGTTTATTTAGAACTAAGGGTAAACAATCATTACAAATGTCAGATGGCACAGAGTCGTTTGTAGGTAGTGGTGATATATTTGCTCAAGAGCCTGATGAGTTAATACAAACTAAGTTTGGTTATGGAGGTACACAATCTCAATGGGTTTCTATAGTTACTAAACACGGATACTTTTGTATGGATTATAGAAATCGTAGAGTCTTTTTAATGAAAGATCAGCTATATGATATAGGTAAGACTGGATTAGAAAGTTGGTTTCAAGATAACATTCCATATGCCCTAGAACAACACGGCTTACCTATAGACTTTGATAATCCTATAGTAGGTATAGGTTTTAATGCAATGTATGATGAAAGATATGATAGAATACTATTAACAAAAAGAGACTTAAAACCAACTGCCGTTTTAGAAGAACTACTTGAAAATGCTAATGATAATTTTGCAGATGAAACTCAAACAATTGCAACATACGATGAAACACTGCAACAGTTTGTTACAAAGTTTGAAAATCAAAATGGTAATATTGTAATCACTCCTATAGACTTTACGGATGATTACTATTTTACACTTTCAGGTTGGACAGTATCTTATAATGTAGAATCAAATGTTTGGGCATCTTTTCATGATTACATTCCATATAAGTATACTAGAATTAAAGATACATTAGTATCATTTAATGAAGGTAATAATGAAATTTGGATGCATAAAAGCGAAGAAAATCGTGGTAGTTTTTATGCTGTAGATTATGCTACAGAATTTGAGTTTATATATAATGCAGCTAAGGACAGTGACAAAATATTTTATAGTTTTGAATATACTATTGATGTAACTGATGAACATGCACCTACAATAGATGGTGGTAAATTACGTCACGATCATGGATTTAATAGTTTTTATGTATATACCACACACCAACTATCTGGAGAAAGTCCTATAGAGTATATGATAAATACTCGTAGAGTTGGTAATGAGTGGAAAATAAATAAGTTCAGAGACTTAGCAGATTTACAAAACAATCAACAATTAACGTATGTAGGGCCTGCAGGAGTAGGCACTTTTACTGGTAGCAACTTTGGTGTAACAAGCGCTAATGTTGCCGGCACAATAACAACAGGCGTTACAACCCATTTAGCTAATACTTCAATGTTTAATGTAGATGGTATGACTGAAACTATAAACGCAGCCTTTATAAATGCTGCTAAATCATGGGAAACAAGAAGAAAGTTTAGAGATAAGTGGGTAGGAATTCGTTTAAAGTACGACAATGTTTCAAAAAAATTAATAAATTTGTATTCCACCAACGTGGCTGCAAAAAAATTCTATAGATAATTATGGCAAAATCAAGAGCTCAACAAGCAGCAATAGCAATATCAATGAAGAAAGCAGGTAAGAAGCCTAGACTAAGAAAGAAACAAAAGGGTGGAGAGTATACTGTTAAGAGTGGAGATGCTATGTATAAAATAGCTAAGAAATATAACATGTCCACAAGCGACTTAATGGCACTAAATCCTGAAATTAACGAAAGAGGTGATATTCGTCCAGGACAAAAGATAATTACAAAAGCGCCTTCAGAGTCTTTCTTTGACAACTTTAATCTGCCTTCAGGTAAAAAGGCGGTTAAAGAAGTTTTGCAAACATCTACTGGTATAAATCAGGCAGATTTCTTAGGGCTTATACCTGCAAATGTTAAAGCTTTTGTTTCTGATATTACAGGTATAGGTAAGTCAGAAGGTATTACTGAAAAAGATCTTAATAACAGGGAAAAGAAAGCTCTAAGAGAAGCTATAAAAAGAGCTGAGGAAAAAGGTAAAAATTATATTGAATATCCAGATTTTGCATCGGCTGCTGAACCAACATCAGACATCGGTGGAGGAACTTTTTTACAAGGCTTTGCTCCTATAACAAAATATTTTGATCCTAAGTATTCTATGAAAACTCTGTTAGGACAGGCTAAATTTAAAAAGAATAAAGATGGCACTTATACAGTGACTGATCAGTTTAATTTTAATGATGCTAGTAAAGCTGGATTTAAAGGAGTTATTGCAGACATTAAAGATCAAGGCATTGCAGGACTTTCTCCTTATAAGTTTGCAAGAAATATTGCAAGAAACTTTGGTTCTGCTGAAGGTGAGGGTATGGATGTAAACATTACATTTCAAAAAGGTGGTGTAAGCGATACAATAAAAGTAAGCTCAACAGATCAAGCAGTTGCTAAAAAGAAACTTCAGAATAAGTTTAATGGTAGAATACCAAATAACGCAGTTCTTACTTATGACAAAGATACTGGGAAGTATACATACACAGTTCCTCCAACCCCTCCTAAAGTAGATCAAAAAAAGGAAGGCGGTTATCCTAAGAGCAGTAACAAAGAGTTCATGAGACGTATGGGTTACTACCAAGGAGGTGGATTAAATCAAACTCCTATGTACGGCTCTAACACTATACCGGGTACACCAGAAACAGCTGCTATCACATATCAAGAAGCAGATCAATCTAGACTAAAAGCATTAGAAGAACAATTAAAAGAAGCTCAAGAGTCAACTAAGTTTCAAGATGAAGCAGAGGCAGAAGTTGCTAAACAAGCATCTACTATTAGTGGTATAGAACAAGGACTATCACAAGGTGTAAAAGGCCTAGATAAACTTGGAGCGTTTGATAAGTTAAAAGAGAAAGGTGCTGAAAAAACTGAAGCTTTATCAAAGCTAGGAGAGAATGCTGCTACAAATCTTGCTAGAGTAGGAGCTACTAAGGCAGACGAGGTAAGCAAAATTTTAGCTGATCAGTTAATACCCAAAGGAGGAAAAGTTATTGACGTTGCTAAAGATAAACTAAACATGGGTTTAGGTACTGATTACATGGGTGGTTTTGGATCAGATCAAGCAGCGAAGTTTGGAGAGATGCTTCAGCAATCAAATCCACAACAAGTTATATTGAGAGAGGGTGCAGAAGAAGCACTTAAACAAACCACTACGAATGTAGCAAGTGGTTTAACTCCTGCTCAATACGGAAACATAGGGGCAGTTGCATCACTTGCAGGTGAAGGTATTAAGATGGCATCAGACGATAAAGATGCTACTACAATGAATGTAGGAGAAAGTGTGGGTTCAGGACTGTCAGGTGTTGGTACAGGTATTGGTGCAGCAACAACTACAGCTATGCTAATGGGAGCTCCTTTAGGTCCTGTAGGTATGGCTGCAGGTGTAATTGGTGGAGCTGCATATGGTTTAGGTAAAGGACTTATACAAAGAGGTAAGGCTAGGAGAGAAGAAGAGAAAGCTGAAAGAAAAAAAGAGAAACAGTTATCAAAAATAGGAACACAGAGTAGATTAGAAGCACTTAAGTCTAAACAGTATTCAGGATTTGATTTTGGTGCTGATGTTAGACAGGGTGGAGGATTTAGTGGAACGTTAGATAACATACAAGACGGATTAACACTAGCTGGATTAGCAGGGCCTGTAGGACCTTTTGCAGATATAGCTAATACTGTTATTTCTGCAGGTAGAGGAATTTATTCTGGTGTAACAGGAGATACAACAGCAGCTAAAAAACATGCAGTGAACACAGGCCTTAATTTAGTTTCAGCTATACCAGTTATAGGTGATACAATATCAGCTCCTAAAGCAATAAAAGCAGGAGCAAATTTAGCTCAGAAGGCCGTAGTAAAAGGAAAGAAAGTTAAGTCAGGAGCAAATATATTACAAGCTGCAAACATTATAAATCCTGCTGGTAACTTCCAACCTTCTGTAGATATGAATCAAACATTTGCTTCAGAAACAACTGGGGTTAGACCTCCAATAATTCCAGAGATGATGAATTTACCTAAGTTTCCACAGCAACCTCCTATACCAAAGATAGGACCTAGTACAAGAAAAAATGGTGGTGTAAAACTGCCAGGTGGTGTAGCTAAGCCTATACCAGGATCTGATGCTATAGAGTTCAAAGGTAGAAGTCATGCACAAGGTGGTATCATGGTAGACCCTATGACAGAAGTAGAGGGCAATGAAACAATGGATAAAGTAACTATGAATAAAGGTGGTAAAAGAGATTACTTCTTCTCACAACATTTAAAGATGGGGGGCAAGTCATTCGCACAGAGACATAAAGATATATTAAAGAAAGGCGGTAGTCAAAAAGATATTGACTCGTTAGCTAAACTACAAGAAAAGAAAGCAGGTAGAAATCCTAACACTGTTAAGTTAGGTGCAGGTGGTTACTATCAAGGTGGCGGAATGTTTAAGAAAAACCCTAACGATTTTGGTCAGACTTATGATGATGGAACCCCAGTATACAATGACCAAGGTTTAGTACAACCTCCAGCTTCTTTAGTTCAAGATTTTCAAAATAGAATGTTCCCACAGGTAATACAAGATCCTGTAGTAGGTGATTTCGATCCTATAACAGACATACCTTCAGCAACAACAACTAATAATACTAAAAACGAACCTACTAATACCACTAATAATGAAGAGGAACGTATTGTAGATGGAAATGTTGAACTTTTAGATCCTATACAAGTTACTCAAATACCTGTAGACGATACCATGCCACCAACATTACAGCCTATTGCTGTTGATGAAAATGGTATGCCTATAGAATCTGACTACAACTCGCTTTCAGATGAAGATAAGAGTGTAGTAGATAAAGCAAACTCAGGAGCTGATCTAACAGACTTAGAGAAAAAAGCTTTAAAGAGATTACGTAGAGATGTTCCTGGTCTAGCTATAGGTGCGGGGGTTGCACAACTTATTGCACCTGCATATGCATTCTTTAAGAAAGATAGAGTAGCAGAGCAGATGGGTGCGCCTGGTAGAATCAAAGCTCCTACACTAGATAGAGTAAGCTATAACACTGAGCGTGCTGCTAATGCTGCAGATAATAGAGCTATGAATAGGTTCATTGAGACTAGTGGTATTGGACCGGCTGGTATCATTGCTAAGATGTCTGCGTATAGACGTAAGCAAGAAGGTGATCTAAAGATTGCTGCACAAGAGTCTAGAGTAAATACTCAGATTGCAAATCAAGAAGCGCAGATGGCTCAGCAAGCTAATGCAAGAAACGTTGCTAATGCAATGCAGGCAGATCAAATTAATACTCAGTTAAGAGAAGCACAGTTAGCCGCTAATCAAGATAGAAGACTAGAAGCTATAGACTCATTTACAGAAAGAACTGCAGGACTAGCTGGTGATCTAATGGCATACAAAGGTACTGAAAGGTTAGCAAGAGCTACTGGCGATATGGGTATCTATGAAAGAGATAGACTAAGAACATTCTTAAAGAATCAAGTTAATCCTAGAACAGGTCAGCCATATACAAATGCTGAAATAGCTGAACTATTTAACAAACGTTTTGGTGAAGCTCAAGCAACTAAAGAAGATAAAGAAGATAAACAAGATGAGCAGATATAAGTTAAGACCATATGTTAGTGTTTATAGAGATCCAGGATCTGTACAAATAAACACACTACAAAGACAAAAGTTTCAACAAGCGTTTAATGCTGATGATGCTTTAGCAGGTGCAGTAGATCAAATGAAGGCTGCAGAATTTGAGGGAGATAAAGCTCTTAAAATGGAACTTGAACAAAACACTAGAGGTCAATTACAAGACAGAGCGGGTCGTGGTGATTATGAAACTATGACGATGGACGTAGCTAAAAGTGCAAGAAATTTTGAGCAGCAGTATGCCCCTATAAATGCTAACTATGAAATATATCAAAACTATAAAAAAACTTTAGATGAGGATTACAAGAAAGGTGACATAGATGCATTTACTTATAGAAGATCTTTAGATGCATCCAAGTATAACTATGAAGGGTTACAAAAGAATGAAGATGGAAGTATAGATGATGGTAGCTACTTTAAAGGGTATAACTATGTAAAGGATGTAGACATACAAGGAAAAATGTCTGAACTAATGAAAGATCATGCTGTTAAAAAATATGGCAAAGATGTGCAAGTAATTAGTGAGGATGGTAACTACTATATTACTGATGGGTTTTCAAGAGAAACTATACCTGACACTGAGGTAGCTATGGTATTTAACAATCTTATTGCTCAACCTGATGTAGCTGCTTATCTTAATCAAAAGGCAGAGTTAAGTACTTTTGATATGACAGATGAGGATATTAGAAGTTCTCTAACTCGTAAACTGTATGGAGATGATGATCCAGAATCAGAAGACAAAGGTCTAATAGGACTGAGAGATAAAGCTATAGCTGCTGGAGATGATAAGTTAGCAGCTGACTACGATGTAATGATAAAAGAAGCTCAAGGCCTTTTACAAAATGCAGGCGTAGAAACTGAAGATGAAATGATTGCTAAGCGTAGAGACTATATCAAAGGTTCAGTTTTACAATCTGAAGCAAAAAGAGAACTAGATGTATCTATAACTAGATTTGCATTTGATAATAGAGAGGTTAACAAAGCAATAAAGTATAGTGAAAAGTGGACAGCAGATTATGGCAAGTTCTTAGATATTTATCAGCCAGACATCTTAAAGAGAACTGGTGTTAGTGAGATAAGCAATCCTGGTGGAAACAATCCTTCAGCAATAAATGATTATATAAACGGACAGCTTCAAATAGAAGTAAATGAAGTAAATGCGTTTAATACTTTATACGCTGATGTATTAAAAGGTAGAAAGGTAACTGCTGAAGACATACTAAGTGGTAATGTGCCTGATGAACTTAAACAAGGAGATGTATATCAGAAACATAGAGATAAAATAATTCTATCCAGAACTCAAAGGTATCTGCAAAACAATCTATTAGACAAGGCAGACAAAGAAGCAGGAAGCGAATTTAAAGAAGAATTCTTAACTAGTAATTTAGATAGAAATGACCTTACTGGTCAAGACTTACTAGAGAAAGCTAGAGAAGTAACTGGAAATAGTAACCTAACTTTAATTGAGCTTGGATCTATAATGTCAGATGCTGCAGAACTTACTGCTTACAGCACTCGAAGAAGTGAAGCTATTAGTTTTGCTGCGGGAGACACTAAAACTGAAGAAGAGTTGAATAAACTTAGAAAGTCTAGAGATATTAAGAATCAAATATATGATGCACTTAATATAAGTAATTTCCAACAAGCTGGTATAACAAGCTCATTTAGAGACTTAACTGATAAATATACAGATGGCGTAGAGGATTGGTTAGAAAATAATGCTAAGATTAATGTGGGAGATTGGACAGCAAACAACTTCCCAGCTTTAGATAATCCTGCAAAAATTGCAGAAGTTACAGCTTATGTAAAACAATACTTTACTGGTAATGATAAAGGAGGAGGAGCAGGTAAGCCACTAGATCCAACATTTAAGATTTTCTATGATGGTAAAAAACAAGAAGGCACAGGAACTGTTGGAAGCTTCTTAGAAGATATGGAGTGGAAGAGTAAAGATGTAAAGGTTGTAGATGTAATGTTTGATCAAACTCCTTACATGGGAGAACCTACACTTCAATTAACAGTTAAAGGTGAAGAAGGGGAGTCTGGAGTTATTATACTACCATATAGTAATATACAAAATGATCAGATGGATCAGTACTTCCAACTTCCTGGATTTAGATTACAGCAAGAGCTTATGATGCATAAACAAGCTAGGGCAGATAATGCTACTATAGGTTTATATGATAAAAAGACTGGAGCATTGGCAAGTCAAATGACTGTAACTTTTGATACAGACAGAGGAGATGTAGCATTAATAGATGGTAATTATTATCGTTTAGGTAGTAAGGAATTCTTGAAAATGATGGACAGTAACGCAGCTAATTTTGAGTTCAGAACAATAACATATTAGAATGTCAGAAGAAATTAATCCATTAACCCAACTGCCATATGATGGCGACGCTACAATAGATGCCACTTCTGGTACTGCTGTAGAAATAAATCCTCTAACAAAGCAGGCCTATGCTCCAACTACCTCTTATGAGAGTAAAATGAATCAACGTGGACTATCTACTATCTATCAAGATGATCGTGACATAGATCGTTTTAGAAAGTATAATGTTCCTAGAGGACAGCTGTTAGACTGGGAAGAGATTCGAGCTATGAATCAAACTACTGCAGATAAGTGGGGTAATGGTTTAGCAAAGATGGGGGTTACCGCTTTAGGAGCTGCAGCAGAAAATACTTTAGGTATACTATTTGGTCTAGGTGAAATGGCATTTGGTAGTGGTGTTTACTATGATAATACGGTAGGTAAAGCTGTAGATAATACAAATGCTTGGATGCAGGAAAACATGCCTAACTACTACACAAGAGAAGAACAGAACATGAGCACTTTCAGTAAGCTAGGAACTGCAAACTTTTGGGCAGATACTTTTGCAAATGGGATAGGATACTCTTTAGGTTCTATTGCATCTATGTATCTTACAGGAGGTAGAGGAATAATAGGTCTAGGTGCTAAAGGTGTACAGGCTTTAAGTAAAGCTAAACAAGCAAAAGCACTATACGATTCTACAAAAGCTGTTATAAATGGAACTAAACTGTCAAGACAGTTAAGTAAAGGGGCCAGCGCATTATCAAAATTTAAAAGACATGGGCAGGTATTAGATGCAGGTCTTATGATGTCTTTAGGAGAAGCTTCTGTAGAGGCAAGACAAAATCTTAATGATACAAGAGAAGCGCTGTTAGCTATTCATATGGAAAGAGAGGGTATTACAGACCCTGCAGATGTATCCGCAGAAGATAGAAGAGAGATAGAAAGAATAGCCATTGCTTCAGGCAACACACACTTTGCAGCTCAACTACCAGTTCTTATGGGCACTAATCTAATGATGTTTGGTAAACAGGTATCAGGATTTAGAGCTGCTCAAAGAGCTAGTAAAGATGTATCATTCATTGAGGCAACTCGTAAAGCTGTAAGTAAATATGCTAATGATGGTTTTTGGAAGGGCACGGCAAGAAGACTTACACCTGCAGCTAAAAATGCTGCGGAAGAGGCTTTCCAAGAAGGTTTTCAATTTGCATCAGGAGTATTTGCTAGTAACTATCACACTGCAAAATATAAAAACAATGGTGTAGGAGATATGATGGCTGCATTAAATGAATCATTATCTGAGACATTTGGATCACAAGAAGGTTTAGAATCTATATTAGTTGGAGCTTTGACTGGTAAAGTAATGGGAGCAGGTCAATCTATACTTAGTAAAGAGGTATCTACTAGAAAGGCAAACGCTCAAAGACTAGCTGACTTTATCAATGCTGGACTTCTTGACAATGTTCAAAATTCAATAATAAACTCTTCAGCACAGTCTGATGCAATGAAAAGAATGCAAGCCGCATTAGAGCGTAATGATCACAAAGCTTTTAAAGATGCACAGTTTGACCTTATATCTTACAACGCACTATATGCTTTAGAAACTGGAGGATTTGAACTGTTCAAAGAAAAGCTAGAAGATTCTAAGAATCTATCTGATGAAGAGTTTGCAAAACAGTTTAACATTACAGACAAGAATGGAGATCCATTAGATATTGTAAAGGCTACTGGAAAAACCAAAGCAAAAACCATTGAAGATTTACAAAAGAAACTTGACAACTTTGAAAAAATATATAATAATGTAAGTGATAGATTTGCATTGCCAGATAAAACTAGTGGACTGCCTAGAGCTCTGATGTCTGAAGAACAAAGAAAAGCTGAGGACCAAACATATGAGAATAGAGCTAGATTACGTAATCAGTTAATATTATCAGGGGCTGCACTACAAGATAGAAATCGTAGAATGGAAAGCATCCAGGATAACATGTCAGAGATTATTGCAAACTCTTTGGCAGGTATTGGTGCTACAGGTAGAGACAAGTTAAACATAGATAAGATTCTTAATGAGTTTTCTATATTCCAAACAGAGCCCGGTGAAGCTGATGCTAAGGACTATGATCCAGACGCAAGATTTCAAAAGCTAAGAGAAAACTTATTAACTGCTATTGCAGAAGTAAGTAGGATAGATCCTATTGCTGCAGAGGCTTTAACAGAGCAGGCAAAAGATTATGTAGCTCTGGCCCAAGAAACAATAGAAGGACTAGATACTTACAATAAACTTGCATCAGATCCATATGCACAAGCAGAGTTTCAAAGACGAACAGAGGAACAAGAAAAAGCAACACAGGCTAGAGAGCGTGCTAAGATGTTAAAGGAGAAGACAGATAAAGCAGAGACATCTGATGACATGAACGAAGCATTAAAAGATGCAACAGATGATGAGTCTAGAGTACATCTTAAGAAAAAGAATGAGCTTATAGCGAAAGAGAACAGTCTTAAAAAAGACTTTATTGCTAAGGCTAAAGGTGCAACTCGTAAAGAAAAGATAGAAGACTTAGAAAAGAAAGATAAAACTAAGCTAACTCCTATACAAAAGAAAGCACTTAACTTAGCTATTGGAGAGTTGAAGAGACAAGATCAAGCTCAACAGGTAGATAAAGTAGAAGTAAAACCAGTAGACAATTCAGAAGACAATCTAGCACAAGAGGATCAAGGTACCCAGAATGTAGAAGAAGCATTTAATCCTGATAATATAGGAAAGATAGAAGCTGTATCTGAAGACGGTAGAACATTCCAAATAGATGGTGAAAACTTTTACAATAGATTTGACAATCCTTTAGATGCTGTAAAAAGAGATGGTGCAACAGATGAAATCTATGCAGTAGTTCTTGAGGATGAGGATGGTAATACACATACAATACAAGGTCCTGAGTCTAGAGTAGACGCTCTTGCATATGGTATAATCATGTCAGAGTTATACAAAATAGAAGGTCAGACTACCTTAGACAGAGAAGCAGCTGAAATAAATGAAAACGCAATAGCTGAAAAAACTGATAAACTTGCTAAAACAGGTGTGCATGGTAAGAAAAATGATGCAACTCTTAGGTACGAAATATATAAACTTAGAAGACTACAAGAGGCTTTATTAGAAAACAGAGACATAATAAGAACCTTGATGATTCAAGACGGCGCATCTAAAACAAAATTAAAAAACGATCGTGCTTTAAAAAGAATGTCTAAGAAGAATAGATCTTTAGCTAAACAAATCAGTGATAGAAAAAAAGTTCTTAGAGCTAGAGGGAAGTCAATTGGATTAAATCCTAATGAGTTTATAATGGTAGAGGGTCAAGCTATTGATGCTATTAAAGATACTGAGAAGTTAATACGAGATACTAAGAATGATATTACACGATTAGAGAAAGATGTAGAGCAACTAACTCAAGACAGAGAAAGATATATAGAGGGTAGGGATACAGAGTCTGCAGAGGCTGCAGCTAGAGATTTACAAGTAGCACAACAAGAGTTAGAAGATAGAAAAAAAGATTTAGCTGAAGGTAAAGCTATCTTAGAACTAGAAAAAAATAATTTAAAAAGATTACAAAATGAAGAAGAAGGTAGGATTCCAAGAGATGCAGAACAAGTTGCCGAAGGAAGTACAGGAGAAGCTAAAAGGAAAGTCGATGAAGGAGAAGATTCAAATAGGGCTGAAGCTGTTGAAGAAGAGGGGACTCCTGTAGAAGAAACTGCAGAGCCCAGAGATGTAGATGAGAAGGCTATAGAAAAATCATTGAATGATAAACAGTCTGTAGATAAAGCTAAAACACCTGCCAGTACTGCTGCGCCTGGTGTGCCTCTAAAAGATGATGAGGTAGTTGTAGATAGAGTACAGCTAATGCCTCCTGCAGAAGGACCAACACTTGGTGAAGCTTTACAACAAGAAGCAAAGCCCCCCGTACAGGGTGACAACCTTCCAATGAAAAGTGCAATGGATGATCCTACTATTGGAAGAGGAGATACAAAAATACGTGTAAATGAAGAAGGTATACCCTTTGATAATACAGATGAGCTTGAACAAAGAATGGGTCTTAAAAGCTTACGTGTTGGGGATGAGGTAGAGTTTGTAATAATAGAAAACGACTTCTTTGTAGAAAACCATAAAGGTAAAGATACTGAGTTAGAATACTTACCAATATACTATCAAAAGAATGGTGTAATATTAGGTAAGCTACAGAGATCTACTAGTCAAGAAAAAGCTGAAATAGTAAGAAGACTTCGTGCGGGAGAGAGAGTAACAACTAGAGTATCCGAAGTATTTGCTCCTAACTACAACAATGCAAGAATGTCTACACCAGACGGCACTGTAAAATACTTCTATGATCCTAGAGAAAGTTTAGGACAACAACCAATACTTGTATTCTCTGTTGTAGATGAAGATATACAGCAGCTAGTTGCACCACAAGATCCAGATGTAAACCTATCTTCAATAGATACTAGTAACATAGGAACAGGTCAAGTAGCATTTTTAATACCAAGTTCTGAGGTCCCCGGTGGACAAACAACTATATCTGTAGGTAGTACAGCTACACTTTCCTCAGCAGCGGTAGATACCACTATTGACCTTCTATCAAAAGGAGACTTAGAAGGAGCTGCAGAAATAGTTGCAACTAGTTCAGAAGTAGATAGAACATTATCATCAACAAAACGATCACATCTAGAGCTTTTAGAATTTAAGACAGAGGAGCAGGTAGTAGACAAAGTAGATTTAACTACTGGACAAAGTGTTGCATCTTCTGCCCCTGATAACAAAAGTATAGTATACTATAGTCCTACTGCAAACAGACTAGTAAAAATTTCAAATAACAACTTTAAAAAAGCAATAGCAAATCAACCTTTTAAATTAAGTTTTGTTGAGGTTGTTGATGGTCAGTATAAAACTAAAGGTGCTCCGGATGCAGAGTACAATAAAGTAAAAGATAATTTTCAAAAAGATTTTAGAGATCTTCTAAGTTCAAAAAAATATCAAGTTAGTAGAGATAGAATGCAAGCAGGTAACGCTCCATATACTAGCCGTGTAACTGGTAATAGATATGATAGTTATACTGACTATCTTTTTTCTCTTGAAGAAGGAGCAGTTAGAGAACAGGGAGCGCTAGGTCATAACTCTATACTTGCAACAGACTTAGTTAGAACAGCTGGTGGATTATTCCATAACCCTGTAGTATCATTTGCAAAAGAAGACATCTTTGGTAAGAGTACAGAACAAATTTCAGAAAATGTTACCTTTGCATCTTCACCTGAATCTACTGGTAAAACATTTAAAAATAAAATGGCGTCTCCATTTAGAGGTGATACAGCCAGAGAAGATTTTGATAACGACTGTAAACTATAATATATGGCTTGTAGATATATAAGAAATAAAAACAATAACATTACTAGTGCTATAGCTCCTAATGGACAAAGATCAAAGTTGTTTGATTCTTTAGCTACTGCTACAGGTAACATAGATTCTGCTAGAAGTGTATATGAAAATCTTTATACAAAACGTGGTAAAGAATTATATGGTGCTGATTTTGAAAACTTTGAAAAGTCACAAGACTTTTTAACTACTGATGACAACGGTGAGCCTATACTAGCAGCTGGTAATGGTTTTTACTATATATTAAAAAAGAATGGTAAAGATAGAATAGTATTAAATTTAAAAAGACCAGTTAGACAGGTATCAAGTAACCTAAGCTTTGAGGAAGAGCGTGAGATAATTGATACCGCTATTAGTTTTGTAAATGATTTACGTGCACAGAACCCAGAATACTTCAAAGATCCTAAAAAAGTTACACAGTTTTTTAATGAAAGCAAAGGTAGCAAAGGTATACTAGCAGAGATAATAGCTACAGAAGCTTTTGATGGTATACCAAATACTAAAGAGGGTAGAGAGTTAGCTGTAAGTTTAGTAAAGATTGGAAAAGAGCGGGGAGAACAAGCAATGTTAGATGCGCTCCCTGAAGGAGTTACATTGATAACTAAAAACGATAGGGGATATGTAATGCTTAGTGTGTATGACAACTGGAGTGATGAAATTGCAGATGATGGTACAGGTAACTTATCTAAAAAAGGATGGCGTTCCACTATACAAGAAGGTCTAGAAGAGTATGGACTAGTTCTACGAGATGATATTGGACAACTATTTGACATAGATGATACCCCAATACGTATACATGATGTATCTAGACTAGAAGAAAATCCAAAAGATAAACTATCTACTACAGTAAAAGCAATTCTTACAGATATTAGAAAGACAGAACCAAACTCGTTAGGATACTTTACAGCAATACCCTTAGATGAAATTTATGCAGATATGGCTGAAGCTACTGTTAATCAGCCTGATTTTAATAAGCAACTTACAAGACTAGAGTTTATGTCTAAGTATAAACCTAATCTTGTTCCTGTGGTAGAAACACTAAAAAGATTGGATAGAGAAGGACAAGCTGCAGTCTTTGCAAACTTTGCTAATTCTTATAAAAACTTTATACAGTTTAAAACTAGAGTAGAAGTAAAAGAATCTGGAACACGAAGTATAATAGAAATGTTTCCTTCTAATCGATCTAACACAGCGCGTATAGCTGCGACAAGATGGAATAGACAAGCTGCAAAGGACAGAGCTCCTAATGATAGAGCTCTATATCAATTAGATGAGGATGGAAAGAGAAACGTAATAGATAGTAAAAAGTCTGCTGCAACTACAGCCTATGAAAAACTATCAAAGTATGAAAATGTAAGAAGTATTCCTAATAATGGGATACAGCTAAATCAAGATGGAAACCCTGTTTTAACTGAAGAACTTGATGCTATAGTAGAAAATCTAAATGATATGCTGTATAATATGAGCATACAATATGGGCCTACAAAAGAAGCATCTGCAGAAAATCTTAAGAAATATTTTACAATAGGAGAACCTAGAAAAAATGGATTTGATTTATATAAAGATTTTGTTGCACCTCCTGGAGGAGCATTACAGCTGCAGAAGTTAATAAAAAGAATTAATAAGAATGAAGATATATTCACAAAAGATAGAGATATAATAAAACATCTAGCATCTATTACTCCATATTTTAAAACACAAGCAGCAGATTCTTTTCTAAGTGGTGCAGGTAAAACATATTATCCTATTAATCAGTTAACTACTTTGGATGAAATAGTTAATCATGTTAGGTCAGAAGAGTTTACTAAGACAGTAGAAGATTTTCAGAATACTAGACTTTTTAATCCTAGCAGTGTAGAAACTAACTATAGATCTCAGTTCTTGTTTGCATTAGCAACCAACGATACATTTAAAGCTAAGTTTATGTCTGAGGTTCTTGACTCTACAAAAACAGCTAATGATTTTGGTATAGGACAAGACTACGAAAGTCAAAACAATAGAACATCTCTTATAGCTAGACTAAATGCATTTGCTAACAATGAAGATAAAACAGCATTTAAACTAGCGGTATCTACACAGGCAGATAGAAAGCGTATGGATTTTGTTACTATGATAAGAATAGACAAATTACCTATTAGTCAGAGAGAAGCTATTAAAGCATTAATAGTTCAAGACCTTGCGGTAATGGATAAAGCAAATCAAGATATTGCTGAGATGCCTGCAAACGAATTAATAAAGGGATACCACTATCTTACAGAACCGCAAGCAGCAGACGGCCCTGTATTTACTATGCCTCAGATAGGATTTTTAAAAGGAGACTATACTTCTGAGTTACGAGACAACATGACTCCGTATCTAGATGGAACACTTGATGAAACAACTAAGGCTAGAATAGATCAAGAAATAGAGTCGCTAGTTGATAAAGTATATAAACAGTTAGATGTTTATTACGATGGCTTAGTATCTGAGATGAGACGTTTAGATATAGATAATAAAGAGCTAAGAAGCAGTATTAGAAATGAGGCAGATCTAAAAAATTTCATAATAAATGATTTCTATGGTAGAATAGAGTTTAATAAACTTTCCCGTGGCGGTATGTCATTTGCTCAAAAAGGACCTAAAGATTATTACAAACGTATGAAGGGTATTAATACTCCTGGTACAAAACTAGCAATAAAAGGAAGCTTGGATGCAGATCCTAACTATGGCATGATGCCTACCTATAATGCTATTACTATAGCTAAATTAGATTTTCAGGACCGTGCAAAAGCATTAAAAATTGCAGATGACATAAATAATAATCTTCAGGATGCAGGTCTAACAGAGACAGAAGCAAATGAGATAGCTTTACAATATGGAAGTGTAGATAAAGGTGATGCGCAGAGTTTTATATCTCTGGATATGTACCGAGGTATCATGGAAGGAATGGGAGAGTATGGTCCTAAAGATATAGAAGCATATAACAATCATGAAAGTACAGATCCAACCAACCCTAACGCAGGTAGGTATGTAGATAATCAGGGCAATGCTAGACCATTACGCCCAGTAAAACCATACGCTGAAGAGTTAACAGTTAGAAATGGTATACCGGTTCTAACCATGGATAAAAACTCTTATGTAACTATAACTAAAGAACTAGCTGCAGAGTATCCACAACTAGAAAAGATGCGTTCTATTATGGCTAGTCAAGACATACAGGTGGTGCATGAAGAGAATGCAACTAAAGGCGGACGTAAAGATGTAAGAGATTTGTATACTAATGACTTACAAAACTTAACACCTATGACAATGGATTCTAGTAAACTTAGATTACCATCCATAGAAAGAGATAAGAAGACTGGAGAGATAACATTCTCTAGACAGATCCGTAAAAACGTAATAGCTAACTGGCAATTACCGTTAGATGAATTTGTAGAGTATCAATCCCTAGTATCAGAAAATATTCAAGAAGACACTAAAAAGTTAGAAGATGAGCTAGGCATAACCAAGTTAAGAAATGCTATAAAAAATAATAATGTAGAAGCTATAGCTGATGCTAAACTAGCCTACTTACAAAAACTTAGAGACAAGTTAAGATCCGCTGTAAAAGAAAGAGGATTACCTGACTCTTACATAGGCGCACTAAACATTGTACCAAACGGATCGTTTGACTACAGATTTGACATACCGCTAGCATTCCCTAACTACCAAGCTAAGTTTGAACAGATATTTTTTAGTCTGTTTAATAATGGTATATTCAAACAAAAACTAAAAGGTAAAGAACTAGTTCAGATAGCAGAAGCTGGTGGACATGCGGTTGACAGTGAACTAGAGATGTACAATGGTACCAAGCCTGCACAAGTAATGATGCGTCGTAGTGATTTAGGTATCTCAGAAAATGAAAACATAGAAGAGCTTATAGCAAACAATGACCCAAGAATAAAAGTAATAGGATACCGTATACCTAACCAAGGTAAGAACTCTATGCTTCCAATGCAAGTAATACGCTTTTTACCTGAGTCACACGAGAAAGGAATAATTGTGCCGGGCGGTGTAACAAGGCAAATGGGTAGTGACTTTGATGTAGATAAGATGATTACTATACAAAGAGAAGAAGGGACTACTCCTAGAAACGAGCGTGATAAAAGAATATTTGATATAATGTATAATTCAATCACAGCTAAAGAACATCTATCAGAAGTTCTAGATCCGCTAGATGGTGAACGTCTTAGAAACAAAGCAGCTGAAGTTGGTAGAGGAGAAAATGTTATAGACTATAACAACCCTCTATCAGAGCTTGATATGGAGATGCGTAATAAAGCAGGTATTAGACTAAGAGGTTCTTGGGCTAACATGCTGGCAGGACACAATGTAGCACAAGCAGGTAACCTAAGAATAGATCCAGGCTATGCACCTATTATAGGAGGTACAACTTATGATAAACTAGGACAGGTATTTGAATTTGGTACAAAAAAATATAATACTGCTGCAATATCTGCTTATCTATCAGCGGCTGTAGATGCTGCAAACGATCCAATACAAGTAGATATAAATGATAATGAGTTTACTGTGCCTGTAGCGGGTATGATGCTAAGCGCAGGAGTGCCGCTAGAAAACGTAATAGATTTCTTAACTCAACCTGCTATACTAGAAGTAATACAGCACGCAAGAGATAATAGTTACCACATGGGACAATTGTATAAATCTATGTCTGCAATTAGAAGACAAAGAAAGTTGCCAGCATCGGCTGAAACTTCCTACAATATTTCATTACAAGAACTATCTGACAAATCAGAAGATACTCAAGCTAAGATGTTAGATAACTTCGAGTTATTCTATAAAGCAGGAATGTCTACAGCAAGAGCCTTTAAAGTAATAACACCTGATAACTTAGATAATCTAAATGAAATATCTTCTTTACGAGCTTGGTTAGATATAGAACAACAGTTTACTACAAATCAAGATACTAATATTATTTATGGAGCTGAAGAGTTTGTAACTGAACTGCAGACAGGTAGAGAATCTGTATATCCAATACAAGTAGCATACCGAGGAATATTTAATACAATGCTAGGTGCGGCTGAAGAAGCTGGATTCATTAACAATAGACCTGCATTCTTTAGATTTAAAAACATACTAAAAAATAGTTTATTACAAACTAGATTTAATTCTGAGCAACATAAGTTTATTGATAGAGCATTGTTTTTAAAGATAATGGGACACCCGGACAGTCCACTAGCAGACTATATGTCTAAGGATCGCTTTGAAAAATTATATACTGATCCTAATAACAACATAGCTATAAGACTAGACAATCTACAGAAGAGTGATAAACTATCAAACAATAGATTCTTTCAGTTATTAGAAGCTTCTGATACTAATAATGAAAAAGGTAATCCAGTGTTTACTATACAGTTAAACTCTAATTATGACATGACATCTCTAGAAAAAAATACTTTGACAGTTGGATTCAAAGAGATGTTAGAAAGTAAAGACCCAGTTATAGCAGAGTTTGCAAAAGATTTAATAGCTAATCAACTAATGTCTACCGGATTCCATCCTAGTAAAAACTCTTACATGGATCTAATACCACCGGAAGCATTTACAACTAGTATATTAAACTCAGCTATGGAAAGCCCTACCATGTTCTTTAATAAAATTCAAACTGAAACAATAGGACATGACTTCTATAATGACTTTGTTCACGATTTTATTCGTAACTTTGGAAGCGCAACGCCTGGCGGTGCTCCACTGTTGCCCGTAGTTAGAAACAGAAATCTTAGTCCTAACAACGAAGGTTTAGTAAGAGTAGATAAAGTAAGAAACCCAAGTATATTTAATAAAACAAATGGGTATGCAGCCTACTTTATTACATATCCAAAAGGTGCGGCACCTAAAGTATATGTAAGAGTAAATGGAAACATATATCAAGAATTGCAAATGAAGGGAATAAAAGGAAAACTAAATGAAGTAGGTAGCACTGCAGAAAGAAGTTCTATAAATAAAACAGGCACAACAAGCATGCCAAACATGGATACTTACATTGCTAATGCTGTACAAGCTCCTACCCCAACAGATGTAGAACAACCAGTAGAACTAACTAAAGTTTGTAGAATAGGATAATGGCAAAAAAATGTAGCATACAAGTCAATGGACAAGAGCATATAATGCTAACACAGTTAGCTGATTATATAGATAACTCTGAACCAAACTCTAGAAGTATAGAAAAAGTAGTAGACATACTAAAAGAAGGTAAAGGTATAACTAGTGTTCAAGGCGTGCCTGGACTGTTTGTTACTGAAGATCAAAGAAAAGATATTAAGTTAATTAATAGTCAGGGCATGGTGCCAGGGTTAATTGATGTAAAGTACTTTGAATCAATTGCACAGGGACCAGATGGTAGTCCTACAAATATATATAAGATAGAAGTTAATGATAATATTCTACAACAAAGACCTAAAGTAGGAGACTCAAACTCTAACTTTAACTATAATAATCAGTATGAGCTAGATCAGTTTAATAGACTAAGCGCTGATAAAAAATCTACACAGACTACAGAAAAAGAAATACCAGATAAACCAGAATCTCCTAAAGTATACAGTACAAATGCGCAAGCACAAAACGAACTGCAACAGCTAGCACTAGATGCAAAAATTATTATTGAAGCACAGCTGCAAGAAGTAAAAGGCTTACCAGATGAAATGCGCGAGAAAAAAGAAATAAGACTTAAAAGATTACAAGCAGCTGTAGATAAAATTAAAAGAGCTGATGATTTCTTCATGTTTGTGGTAGCTAATAGGGACAATATAAACAATGCTGTAGAGGAGTTTAATTCTATAATGGCATTACCTATAGAAGAAAGAGCTAAGCCTAAAAACATGAATCGAATGTATGAAATTAAAAATACACTTGATAGTGTGGATACGCTTGTAAAACTTAAACAAGTTGTAATAGATCAAATAGGATTAGGTCAACAAGGAAGGCTGCAAGAAATATTAGATAATATAAAAAACACAATAGATAAAGCAGAAGAATTAGATAATAGTTTTGAAAGAGAGATTATACCTATCATGGCAGAGGTATTAGTAGGGTACCATAACCAAGCCATAGATCCAAAGATTGATTCAATAATAAAAAACATAGAAAAGTTTGGGGACTGGAGAAGATTCAAATCAGAAGTTGATACAACTAATGAATACAAAGAGTTAGAGGAAAGATTAAAAGACGGAAAGATAACAACGCAAGGATTTGAAGAAGCTGCAAAAAGAATGACCTTAGATAGTTTTAAAAACAGAAAGATCCTAGGCAGAGATAAGTTAATAAAAGAAATGACAGCGGCGCACAAAGATAAAAGTGCGTTTTCGTATTACTTTGATCCGTTAATATATTCATCTGAGGCTGCAATACAATTGTTTACTAAGTCTGTAAAAGAAGCAACGTTCAAGAAAAATGAAATGACTCTTGATTTTAAGTACATACTTAAAGAGGAGTATGATGCATTTACCGAGGGTATGAATGAAACGCAGATAGCTAAACTAAATGATGATCTACTAGAAGTTGTCACATATTATAGAAGAGACGCAAATGGAGATATAAGTTCAACGGAGCTACTATCTTTAGTGCACCCGCTATTAATAAATAAGTTCAACGAGGACAGAATAAAAATGCGAGAGCGTCTAAATAAAAAATACAATAGACCTCAAAGAGAAGATTATACAAGTAAAGCAGAATATGGTGAAGCAAATGCAGCTTGGGATAGATCTAAAAACAGAACTCTATATTACAAAGCAGAGCAGAAATGGATTCAAGAAAATACTGAACCAATTGAAGGATGGGAAAAAGAAATAGCCAAACTTAATAGAGAAATAGGAGAGGCAGAAAAAACATTACAGAAAGCAAAGGCCGCAGGACGTAGTGATGCAGAGTATAATGCTATGCAACAAATAAAAGAAACAAGAAAAGCTATACGCTCTATGATAAATCCTGTAACAGGTAAACCCAAAGGGCCTTTAGTAAAACCAAAAACTTCTGTATATACTAATCCAAAGTATACTGCCATACAGAACGATCCTAGAAAGAAAAGATATTATGACTTTACTTTAAAATCTCTCAGAGAAACTCAACAAATGATTGGTAAAAAGAGAATGAGAAGTCAAGTATACGATGAGTATTCATATCTAATGCCTTCAATACGTAAAAATGATTTTGATCGTGCTATGGAACAAGGTCTAGTAGCATCAGCAAAAGAATTATTATCAGATACATTTACAGTTCAAGAGACAGAAAAAGATGTATTTGGTAACTACAATGAGCAGACAGGAGAGCTACAACAAGCAGTTCCAGTATTCTATACCAACGAGGTAGATCATAAAGATATATCAAAAGATATAGCTAGTAGTCTATATCAATTTAGAGATATGGCAAACAACTATGTAACTAAAAATGAAATAGTAGGACAAGTTATGTTGTTTAGAGATATACTAAAAAACAGAGATACTATGGAAGTGGATGCTGGAGGTGTTGCATATCTAAGTGGTATAGCAAACAAGTTAGGCGTAAAACTTCCTGCTAAAAAAGCTGGTGAGTCATATACGTTTAAGCACGTTGATGCTTTCATAGATACAATAATGTTTGGGCAAAGAGAGTTAAAAGAAAACTTTAAAATATTTGGAAAAGAAATATCTGCAAACAAATTTGCTAATGCATTGAATGCTTTTGTAGCAATGAATACGTTATCATTTAACTTCTTGCAAGGTGCTAACCAAAGTATAATAGATAACATGGCTCTTATTAGTGAAGCAAACGCAGGTGAATTCTTTAGTCGTTCAGATCTAGCCTGGGCTAAGTCTCAGTATTGGTCTGAAGGTGCAGGATTATCTGACACTGGAAGATTCATACCTGACACAAAACTAGGTAAAGCATTAGAAATGTTCGACGCCTTAACAGAGTTTACAGATCAAGAAGGTAGAAGATTAGTAGGGGGAAGATTACGTAAAGCGCTAGAAACAGGTAACTTATTAGTAGTACAGCAAGCAGCTGAACACGAAGTTGCAACTACCAGAATGTTAGCGCTGATGAAAAACTTAGAGGGAAAATTAAAGGATAAGGATGGTAATGTTATAAACAATGAAGATGGAAAGCCAGCTAATTTATATGACTTACTATCAATAGATAAGAAGACAGGAAAAATGTCAGTAGATTCTAGAGTTGCAAACTTTAATAAGAGTGACTTTATAAATCTAGTGCAAGGATTAGCTAGAAGAACTAACCAAACTAAGGGTGGATTTGACAGACCAACTGCACAAAGAATGTGGTATGGTAAACTAGCAATGCTATTCCGCAGCTGGCTAGTACCCGGACTAAGACGTCGTTATGGACACGGAGGATTTACAGGCCCAACAGTGCATGCTGATGAAGAGTTAGGAACTGTAACTCAAGGTATGTACATATCATTCTGGAACTTTTTACGTAAAAGTGTAGCAGATAGAGCATGGCCACATACTGTATTTGATCAACTAACTGAGATGGAGCAGCAAAATATAAAACGTACAGGAACAGAGTTTGGATCTTTAGCAGCAGCATTTGTTCTAATACAAGCCTTACAAAATCTAGATGATGATGAAGAAAACTTTGCAACAAACTTTTTACTGTACCAAACATTAAGATACCAAGCAGAGATAGTACAATGGACTCCAGGTGTTGGAACTATGGAAGCTATTCGTATTTTAAAATCACCAACAGCAACAGCAAGACACGTAGAAAAAGCTATTAAACTTTTTGGTCAAATTAAAGACGAAGGATTATATAATCTAGGATTCCCAATAGATGAAAAAGATATATTCTATCAAAGAGATTCAGGACGTTATCAAAAAGGTGATAGAAAAATTAAAAAAAGTCTTGAAGATTTACTGCCAATACTCAGAGGTCTAAACAAAAGTAAGACCCCTGAAGAGGCAGCTCAATATTTCCTAGGAGGAACGTATAACTAACGACCTTCTCTTTCTATAGCCATAAGCAATAGTAATAGATAACCAACTAGATCTCTAGCTGTGTCTTCTGTATCATCATTCAATCCTTTGTTAGCTATGCGGGCTAGCTTATCATCTATCCTAGCTTTGATAGCTTCACTTGCTCCAAGTTTACTAAATACACCAAGAGGGTTAAGCGCCGTGTTTCCATACGCAGCGTTCTTTTCCTTCAGTAAATCTGTAATGGATTCAGTAACTTTGTCCAAGTGCCATGCAAAATCTGCATTGTCAGGAACTTTCCAAGCAGGCACAGTGCATGCACCGGGCTCTACCTGTTCAATACAATCTTCTGGATACCAAAATGTAAATGTAGTTTCACCCGGCATCACTAGTCTAAATCCATCTCTTGGATTCTTTTCTAGTACTTCATATATGTGACCCACCTTACCGCGGTGTCCACAATCTTTTATTATTCTTGCTAACTGTTTCATAATTTAAAAAGGTACTTCATTAAGTTGTCTAGGCAATGGTTCGCCACAGTATGTATTCCATTTAATAGGCGTTTCAAGAAACGTGTTGACTCTAGTAAAACTATTACTAGTATGGAAGCCAGCACTACCACCGGTATAAGCATCAGCTGCGGGATGCGGCGCTTTAACAATCTTGTTATCACCTTGTATGAATTTTTCATAATCTTGTGCTTTTTTGCCCCATAGAACATAAACAATATTATTCATGCTGCCTGAAAGACTGGTTAATAATTCTTTTGTAAACGTGTTCCACAACACAGTGTGTGAACCAGGCTTACCTCTTTCAACAGTCAAAGCTGTGTTAAGTAATAACACTCCTTGATCTGCCCAACTAGTTAAATCATAATCAAAATCAATACACAAGGTTTCATACTCATGTTCTAATGCCTTAGTTATCCATTGTAAACTAGGACTAATTTTTGGACTATGATTACTGTTAGCAAAAGCTAATCCAGTTGCACTGCCGTCGTGATACGGATCTTGCCCAAGTATAACTACTCTGAGTTTTGACAAGGGACAAAGTTTAAATGCACGAAAAGTAAGTTTTGTATCAGGGTATATAATTCTACCTTCTGCTTTACCTTTCTTTATTGTTGTAGTCAAGCTGTTAAAATAACTTGAAATTAATATTGGTTCAAGCAAGGGATACCAATCCCCCACTTGTTTTTGTATTGGATTCATATATAAATTTTTGGGTTAAACGTTTCTTCTTTTATATCAATAATACTAAGCAACTCTGATCCAGGTTCAATCTCTGCATCAAGTTCCTCTTGCAATCTCAAGCGTCGCTTCTCATCTTGGAAAAGAATAGACGCCATCTGGCCATGTATAGTAAAGCCATGAAACTCTAGTATCTTGCTCTTGTAATTAGGACTAAACTTAGAGTACTTGCCTTCAATAAACATTTCGTAATCTCGTAAGTAATTTGCAGGCACATCAAATACAAACATTACAAAGTATGGAGATGGATCAAATGTATCTTTAAAGTTTCTAAACTTTTTCAAAGCTTGTTCAAACTTCAAGAATACAGTATCACCAGAAAATCTGTACAACAAACCAATACATCTTTCGTATTGATCTACATTTATAAACGCATTAATAAACAACTTGTCATACATAAACAGTCTTCTGGTCCCACCAAGCATAGGTAGTAAAAACAAGGAAGACTTGTTTAACCTAGCTACAGATAATTCATAACTAGGTTTCAAGTCTACAATTTCTAAATTTATGTTGTTGACTTTAAAAGGTTTCTTATCTACGTTTATAGTCTCATGCAGTGTTATAGATCTATTGTCAAAGGACAGTGCCACTACTTCATCTGCAAGTGTTGTAGGTATTATAGATGCAACATCACCTGTTATAACAAAAGATCTTGGATCTTTAATTACATAAAAACATTCTTTAGATTTTATTCCCATGAGTCATCTTCATTTACAACGGTTACTAATTCAGGGTTAGGAGTTGGCATAAACAAATGCTCTGGTATCTCGCCAACATCTTTCTCCGCTATATCTATATTAGTATGCATGCGTACAAGTTTAAACGTTTCATAGAATCTAGATATACCTTCATCTAATCTAAACTTTGCTAGATACTGAGATAGTACTACTGAATGGTGTGACAATACGTCTGGCATATTATCAATAATTGAATCAGCTGTTTTGATACCCAGTCCAGGAATACCAGGTATACCATCAGTGCTATCGCCCATAAGAACCTGCTTCCATAAGAAGTCACGAGCTTGATCATCTGTTGTTTCATGAAATTCTGCTTTTTGATAATTATAATGTTTACCTGGAAGTTGTTGTAACACATCTTTATCAGGACTGCAGATTACACAGTTATCATCTAACATGTGGCGAGCTATGCCCACAAGGTCATCAGCTTCTAGGCCTGTAAAGGATCTAAAGTTCCAGGGTTCTTGTTGTATGTATGCGTCTAATGCGTAGTATATAGGTGGTTTGCTTCCGTGTTTTCTATTGTACTTGTAAGGTTTACTTTTTGCCATGTCATATCTAAAACACTTGCCGCGTGTTAGATAACCAATGTAACTATCAGATTCTGTTTCTATCAGTATTTGTTGTATTCTATTGTTCAATCCTTCGATTGCTTCTTCAAGGGTATCTTTACCCATTTCATAATACAGAAGACTATCTGCATCAATTAGTGCTACTCTATTCATCGCATATGGTTTTATTAGGTTAAGAGCCTAGAAAGGGGCCGAAGCCCCCATCTAGAATCATGAATACACAAACATTACAGAGAGTTCATCTCCGCAATATCTTTATCTACTTCTTCTTTTATTTCGCTGTAGTCAGCGACTGCTTCTTTGCGCATCTCTTCCCACTCAGCATCAGTCTTAGCTGCATAAGTAGAGCTGTGGTATATAGAACCATTTACACCTGCAAGTGAGGAGTGTACAAAATACTGTAGGCATCTGATTGCACCAGTCTCATCGTCAGGCACTGCACCAATATGCATAGGATCAACAAAGATGTTGTGAATCTCACCGCTGTAGTATGCAATGTACTTAAGACCACCGAAGTGTAAACCTTTAACACAAGATTGATTGTCATCTGTATTCACATAAGACCAGTCTGGTAATCTGTGTGTACAACCAACTTTGATAAAGTGTCCTGGGTTAGCATATCCGTTAGGGCCTTCACAGTAAAATGCATCACCACTACTACCCATAATAGCTGGCTGAAACAATCTATCTTCTACATGCTCAGGCAATCCACCTTCTTCAATCTCACCTGTATCAGGATTGAATGTACGCTTGTAGCGATCTATCTGCTCACCAGTTTCTGTGTCATATGCATGCATAATCTCAGTAGATACCTTGTAACCATTAAGTAAACCTTCACTAGTGATCTTCATCTGATACATAGTAGCTCTACATTCAGCAACTTCTTCACTTAGACCATGCTCATCCATCAACTCTGCTTTGAGTTTAGGATGTACATACTGTAAGTTTACAAAGTTAAAGAACTTCTCAGTAAACTTCTCACCTTTCTCACAGTCACACTTGTTCATCTTCTCACGAAGAATAGGGTTACGTAAAAATCTAACCCACATCTTAACAAGTGGCATAAAGTCTACGCCCCTGTCAAGTGACTCAAAGATACGGTCAACTAAAGCTTGTGGCATAGGTATACTAGATACTACACCCTCGTGCTTCAAGAAGAACTCACCGGTTCCTTCATTGACATGAATCCATTCGCATTCAGTTTCTACAGTTGTTTTGTAGTCTTGGACAGTAAGCTTAGCAAACTCTTCCATGAGTGCATTGTACTCGTCCATAGTTGTAACAGACTGTTGTCTGTCAGATAGCTCCATCATCTTTTTATAAGTGTCTTCGGAGTAGTTGACACTAAACGGCGTGTCGCCGTACGAACCAGATATTTGGTTCTCAATAACGTTTATTGTAATCATGATTAATAATTTAGTTACAAAGTTAATATAAAAATTTTGTTTATACAAGTAATACAGGGGATATTTCACCCCTGTAACTTGCTGATTATCACCAGTCTAGCCTGCCTTTAGCGTCCAGGTAAACCTTGATTTCTTTGATAAGATCTTGATCCAAATCTTCATCGCTATTAGGAGAGTATGATACTTCATCAATACAATCCAATAATGTATGAACACCTTCAGACCATTCTTCAAGTTCATCAAACTTATCCATCAACTCTTGGTCTTGACCAACAGCTTCTGGTATGTCTAGTACAAATAACTCACGACTCTTCTGCTGTATAGCAGCGGCGTCATCATTATCTTTGCAAAACTTGTGCATTTCCACAATCTTCCTGACCATAGGAAATATATCAGTCTGTTTAATCCACTGACTTGTTCTTACGTCTAGATTAGCTGCATTGTATACAGCTTCATACTTTTTAAACAAATCTGGATTAATGTCCTTAAGACAATATAAATATGTCTTAGGTATTATAGCCTTCATTTTATCTGCAGTGTACCATTTAATTGCGTATTCATCCATAGTATATCCTCCATTAGGTGTTAGTTGTAAAAAGAATTCATCAATGTGTTTAACATTAGAGTTCATACTAATGTGTTTAACATTGCTCTGTGAGACTCTGATAATCTGCGGCGTATCCCAATCAAAGTTAGTATTGTGATATACCGTACCATCATCTTTAGTAGTAGTAGTTGGTATTACATGTCGACTATTATCAAACCTAACAGCTGGTGTATCAAAGAAGAACACTCTGTCATCATCTCCAGTTTGCCATCTCAGTATATCTTTATACACTTCATCCAATCTAGGAGCAAAAGGATGTATCATACCACAAGCTACCATCAGTTTCTCATCATCAGCTGCAGTACCATAGTAGGTAGTACGCTGAGTCTTCATAAGATCTTTTACCTTTGGCTCAATCTTATCTCTGATGTAACGGTGGTCACTTCCTGATGCATGCCAATGCTTATCGTTATATCTAAAAGTGTATGCAACCATACGCTCTTCTATCTTACGACGTTCAGCTGGCGTGATGTTCTCGAACTGTGCAATCTCTTTAGCCTTAGTAATCTCATCTTTGTACTCTTCTAGCCACTCTTCATCTACCTCTATGTCGTCATAGTTACGACTGTGAGTAGACTCAGTAATTAGCTCAAGAACTCTAGCGCGTTTAGCAAGTGCTTTCTTATTTGCTTTGACAGACTCAGCACTAACGACACTACTAGGCTCCCAGTTATCTACAGGCTTTATACAGATAACAGGACCTTGACACTCGTGTATAAGGTACATATCTTTATACTTGCTATGATTCTCTTCGCCCATGATAAAGATATTATTCTCTCTCAACTGGCTGTAGTTCTCAATAGCAACTCTTTCAATAGTATCATCACCACTGTTGTAGTCTCTACTCTTACTTACAACCTCAACCTTCATACCTCTGAACAAAGCTTTTACAGATTCATTCTTAAGTCTAGGGTCTGGGCCAAACTTAGGCTTGAGTTGTTCCTGATCAATGATATTAGATAGTCTACCAAGTACACTACCGCTGTCAGCTTTAGTCAAGACTTGCTTACAAGCTAGCAACCAAGACACAAAGTCTGTTTGCTTAAGCTCTTCTTGTACAATCTCGCTAGCTTCATCAGCAGCTGCCATAATAACAGACTTGATGTAAGCTTTAGTATTCTCATTCCATATCACCTTCTCACGTGACGGCGTAACATCTACACCCTCTTGCAATACAATCTCTTCACCAGTTTCTGGGTCATTGATTACCTGTCTTGCAGGACATTTGAAAGCAATAGGTCCCCACATCTGCTGCATCTCCAACTCACGGAAGTCAACAAAGCCATAGTTAACACCAGTTGGTGCACCTACATCCTTAGTCAACACAATGTGCGGTCTGCTAAACATATATGTATCAGAGATAATCAAGTTATCAGAGTTATGCATAATTGTTGGGTGAATATTCTCTTTCCTTTCATAGCCATCCTCTGCAATACGCTTGAACTTAATACTAGGCATATACATCAGCTGTTCTTCAACCGCATCACGATAGTCACGTCTGTTATGTTTCTTCACACCAAACGATACTATAGTCTGATTCTTTGCATCAGTAGATACATAGTGCACTTTCGTTCCATCGCTAAGTACAACATGCGGATTAGGCTGACCGGCCTCTGGGTTAAATGCTGGTATAATAAAGTCTGTCTTGTAATTGTAACAGTTCATCTTGAATCTCTTACCATTGTGCACAGTTTCTATAGTATAAAAGTCTACACCAGTTGACAATGCAACCTTAGCACCAAGACCAAATGCACCAAAGTTCTCAGCCGTGTTACGCTTAGTTGAATAACCAAGTTCAAGCACACCTTCCAAACGACGTGCACCAATACCAACACCGTAATCATGTATAGTAACTACATCGCAGTATCCTGTTCCTTCATTCTCTGTGTATGTAATTAGTACATCATTGTTCTCTGTGTCTAGGTGATCCAAGTCATAGTAACTTATATCAAAGTTACTATCATCATACTGTTCGCCGTGGCGTTCAATATAGTAGTCTTCAGCCTTTGCTTTACCACTTAGTATCTCTATAGCTATCTCTTTCTCACGCTGAGCGTCGGCACCATTGGTAGCCAACTCACGTACGGTAGAAGGAATAGGTGTAGAATACTGTGTGGACTGCAAGATGTCAAAGACCATTTTCTCTGCGCCCTTGTTAATCTTCTTAGCAAGGCCTTCAGATCCTTTGATCTGCTTATCAATCGTTTTTATACTCATGTCTATTTATTTTACTTTGTTCATGTATTTCATTTAATTCACTAGCTAGCTCAGCATACTTAATTTCTTTAAAGAACTGTTGCTGTACATCTCTAACTAGAATGAAGAACTCTAAACCATATATAGGTTCAAAGATTCTGTCAAACTTTTCCAAGTCTTCAAGGTATCCAAATGTATTGTACCTTGTTTGTTCGTACAGCTTAGCAAGCTGACGCTTTGTGTCTATGGGACCATTAGACATATCTATCCCAAGACCATCCAGACGGATGATCAAATCTTCTGTGTATTCCATAAATTAAAGTTGTTTAATTAATTCTATTGTTTGTAGTACCTGACCTTGGTTCTTAGGTAGGTATAGCACCGGAGGATTCTCCAACTGCATGAGGTGTTTCTTGAACATCTTCCATTTCAAAGGGAAGACATCATTTGCAAAACCTTTTACTTCTATAATCCACTTACCATTAGGATCTACAAAGTCAGGAGTATATGTAATATCTCTAACCTTGTACTCATTGTTAACATAGCCTTTTGTTTTGTGAGGCTCGTGACATTCAGCACTATAATGAAAACCTTCTTGTAAGATATACTTCTTCTTTTCATACAAAGATTTAATCTCTGCATCTTCTAGTTTCTTATACGTAAAAAGTTCAAGCTTAGACCTGAACTTAATACCTTTGTAAACCTTAGCGGTAGCGTTTCTTACTTTTTTGTTTTTTGGTTTTCGTGTGCGTCGCTTCACAATTGTATGTCTATCAATGTTTGTAATCCTTCTGTTCGTTTAAAGTGCGCAGCATAATCTGATGGGTCTTTTAGTTTATACTCATCTGGTATAATTATATTACACATCGGATAATATTCTTTACAGATCTTAGTAGCCATGGCTTGACCAGGATTACTTGGATTAGTAAAATCGTTATCATAAAATACTGCAACTTGTTTAAACCTTTCTTTAAGCTCAGTTACAACTTGCCGTCCTGGCAACTGCATTTCTGATTGCATGGCGATAGCGGGGATACCCATCTCGAAGAGACACATAACGTCTTTGAGACTTGATGTAATAATACAGAGATCGCCGCTTTTAGGTAGTTGATCATATCCTTGAATTTGTTTAGAGTTAGTATTGCTCATCCACTTTACTTCTTCGTAAGGTGAATAGATCTTATATTTGTTACCTATCTTATATGCATAGCTAAGCTTACATGTAAATCTACTGTCATTAATCCAGTAGTGAGAAATAGGCGTAACAGCAAACTTAATTAAAGTTTTCTTACTAATCAAGTATTGCGACCAAAACTTTGCATCTTTAAGCATCCAAGGCCTAGATTTCTTCTTAATTACAGTAACTTTCTTGTTTTCTACTCTAATATTAGAGCGGTATCCAAGATACCCACGTGTAAAATCTATCTCTGCTTTCTTAGATCCTAGGTTCAAACCAAAATCAGTATCAATAATACGAAGAGCTGAGTAAAAAGAAACATTGTATGTTGCCATAACATAGCCAAAACAATCAAATGTGTGTTCAGGATAAGCCCAATCTTTATACAAAAGCTTGCCTTTCCATAATACAATATTAACACCGGGCTTAGAGTCTTTACGTAACTCACTACAAAAAGGTTTACCAAGTTGTTTAAAAGAACTACAGTAGTATGCAAATATATCTACCTCACTTATTCTGGAAAGTATCATTTCTTTAGAGAGGTGTATCTCACTGTTTCTACTTCTAATCATAAGTTTGTAAATTTAAATAAAAAATGGGGAGCTTTTACACTCCCCATATCTTATGGCCAAATGACTACTATATTACACCCAGTCTTCATCTTCTGATACTTCTGCATCGTCTCCGTCTGGTGTAACTACAGCTAGCTCAGGAGTGAATGTACCCCACGCAAGTGTAGTATCAAACTCTGCATTGAACGCACCATAGTCATCATTCAAGTTCTTAACAAATAAGTCATCACGCTGTGGTCTAACACGTCCAAATACTTTTGTGTACACAGTTTGATACTTACCATCTTTAACACCGACTAGCAATCTAACCTCGTTGCTTTCAAGTAACTTAACCAAAGCTTTCACTTCTGTTATGTCACCTTTTACAATCTTAGCTATGCTTTCAAAGTAAGCTTCGTCGCCGTTAGCAACATTAGCCCACTGCTTAACAAAGTTAATCAAGGTCTCTTCGCCTGTCAATGCTTTACGTAAACCTTCCTTCTTGAACCAATCATACTCAGGTTCACCATCAGACCAAGTAGACTGACCAATAGCATTTAGCCACTGATTCTTACCTGTCTGTGATACACGCTCAGTACCATTCATCAAGATGTCAAACCTTGTAGTAAGGTCAGCATTCTTAATCCAAAAGGTTAGTTTGAAATATTCTGTTCCGTTGAGATCAACGAAATAGTTAGGATCTTGTTTTACCATGATACCTAAATCATGCAGCTCCGCCATTGTAGGGTTCACTGCAATTACTTTAAAATTACCAAGCCCAGAGTAAAGTTTTACTCCACCGCCTGCTACTTCGACATTACTGTCATTGCTTTTAATTGCCATAAATAAACTAGTTTAATAATTAAAATTCATCTTCATCTTCACCATACTCACCTATGAAAGGATCTTCTTCTTGTAGTTCAGGTGTAGCTTCTACAATCATAGATGCTTCTGTGTGTACATCTACATCAGGACCGGATTCCACAGGAATACTAGTCTGATTAGGATCTACAGCTGTATCATCTACAAAGTTGAAAGATAACTTACGGATCTTTCTAGCTTTCTTACCCTTCAATGCTGGGTGCTGGAACATCTGTGTTACTTCCCACTTTTCAAGACCATACTTTTCTTGGATAGCTGTACGGTCAATACCGTTGTCAAGATCTTCCAAGATCATAGATACTGTGATAGTGTTTGGTGTTTCGTTTTTCTGCGTGGCCTCGCCAGGATTGTTTGTGCGTGCTTCAATCATGATTTAAAATTTTACGCGGTTAATCAATAAATATATTTGACCATTCTAGAGGCATGGTCTGGCCCTTTAAGTGATCGCAACGTGAGCCTGCAGTTACATCATCCAAAGAGTTAAATGAAACCATAGTCTCATCATCTTCTCTGTAGATATAACCAATAGCATCTGCGTTTGCGCATGTGATAGACTTAATCTTACCAGTCAAGTCAAGATCCTTGGCAGCGACTTCTTTGCCTTTCTTTTCAAGCATCTTATCTTTTAGGTGACCAACTAGTATGACATGATCTGCCAACTTGTTTAGTCTATCAATCCATTTCTTGTATGCAATACGTAAGTAAAGGTAGCCTGCACCATTAGGCAAAGATAATACAGATGCACCAGGATTCTTTTGTTCAAAGTTCTTACCCATAGGTGTAGCCATGTAGATTCTCTTTGCATCTTCTTCACACCACTCTTCGAGCTTAGTGATAGTGTCAATAGCGATATACTTGTATGGTCTGCCATCTTTCATAATTGCTTTTCCAACTTCAGTTAGTTCTGACAGATCATTGACCTGCACCTTCAGTGCATCAACCATATCTGAACCATCTTCCAAGTCGATAATCAAACAATCATCTAGTTGTGATAATGCTGTAGTCTTACCTATCTTAGGTGGACCATAGATTACCATGTTCTTTGGTGACTTGCGCGTCGCCTTTACTTTCTGTTTTGGTAATGTAATCATATTAGTTTCTTTCTTTAATGTTAAACGTACTCATGTCTGCTTCATATCCAATCATACCAAGTAAACCATCACGATTCTTTTCCATGTGACATGCTAGTAACCCTTGTGGATTCTCTCCACAATATGTTTCTGTAATGCCATACAAATCATATGGTCTATTCAGTATCATAACAACATGCGCATCCTGACCAATAGAGTCACCACCAAACAAATCTGTTAGTAGTGGCTGATACTGGTTCTTAGCACGATGTTCTTGTTCTATGTTACGATTGAGCTGTGATAATAATATATTAATAACTCCAAGTTTTGATTGCATCCACATACAACCCTTGGATATTGTATTAAGCCTACGTAATTCTGTTTCTTCATTACCACGTATCAAACGTGAATGGTCAAACAGATTAATTACTGTGTGCTCTGGATGCTGATTAAATAAATCCTCATTTGTATTCATTATATACTCCATAGTACGAGGCACATTGTTGAAGTATATTGGATAGTTGCCATACTTTTGTACCTTAGATGCATAAGTCTTGAAGTCTATGTCTGACAGCGGTGACTCCACCGACAATAGATCTGACATCTGTTTCTTTACATCTTTAGATGCGCTACGCATTACCTGTTGGTAACCGGGCATCTCAAAGGTCCAGTATAGTACTATTAATTTCTTAGCTTTGTTTGTATCTAGTACATCAAAGATAAGTTGATTGCTAAATGCTGACTTGCCCACACCGGGACGGCCAGCTATCACATACATCTTGCCCTTTTGTAATCCACCTAGAAGATTCCTGTTTAGTCTTTTCCAAGACGTAGCTAGCACATTGCGCTGACCAAGCTTGGCCTGCTTTACAACTGCTATAGACTGATTGACAGCCTTATCTATCTTTTGAAACCCTCTAGTTTTGAATACATCAGAGCCGTCTTGTGATACGGTTTTCTGATTGTCCTGCATTTTCGTCCATGTTTATGTATTTTTCCCAAGTATGATTGTTCAACCATACCTCTAGCTGCTGCATATATTCTAGTTTACCGCGTTCTACCCGTAGTTGTACATTCAATAACTTAATTATCTTGTCGTGTACAAACTTTTTAGTGCCTACGATTCTACTATACTTAGCTTTAGCTTTCTCATTTGATTTACAGTTAGGATCTGCTGCATGTAATATTCTGTACCCTCTGTTAGTTGATACCTTCATTGGATATGTACTAATTAGTTCTGCAAACATCTGATCAAAGTCACTAGAAAACAAATCTATAAACTCTTGGCGTATGATGTGCTTCTCTACACTATCACCAAGCTTTACATATCCTTTGGATTGTAAGTCATCCCAGTTAGGATTTAGTTTTAGTTTATCTAGAGTCTTGAAACCCTTTCTGTATATAGCATACAGTGCTAAAAAATCATCAGCACTGATGCCATTTTCAACCAATAAATTTACGTCAATTTGTAATTGCATAAGCCTATAAATTTACGAAAAATGTACCTAATTATCAAGTAACCAGGTAACATTATCTAGTTTTCTAACACTACTTTTCAACCACTTTTCTTCCTGACTACCTTCTACATACAAGACATGTATTTTGCCTATCTTGCCTTCTTGGTAGCGTATGATTCTACCCACACGCTGTATCATAGTCAAAGCTTTACTGGTTAAACCACATATTACAGCCATAGTTGCATCAGCAACATCAAAGCCTTGGTTCAAAGCTTTAGTAGAGCATAGCACAGGCTTGTCGCCTGATCTAAAATCTGCTAACGCTTGTTCCTTTTGCTTCTTTGTCCTACCACTGTGGTATATAGAAGAGAATGTTTCAGTAGCATCTGCAAGTCTATTTGTAAACTCGTTACTACCACCAAACACAAGTATCTTTTCTCCTATATTCTTGATAACAATCTTTTGTAGCTCTGCTACTTTGTTATCAGCATGATCCACTACAGCCTTACGAGCTCTAATAGATCTGTAAAACTGTGCAGCTGCAGCTTTGTCTGCATTGCTAGCAGTATGCTTACCTGATCCCATAATATGTTTAGCCCTGTCAAACGCATCAAACTGTCCAAGACAATACTTAGCATATACAAACGTATTGTTTGCTTTCTTATACTCTTGCTCTTCATCATCTGTTAGTTTAACAGGTATACATATAATCTGATACGGTGACACTAGTCCCAGCTCTACACATTTATCAAGTGATATTTTGTACACAGTAGGAGCAAGACCAAATAGTATCTCTTTGTATTCAAACTCCTCTGGTAGTGTAGCAGTCATACACAGTATCCTGTCCCAAGTATTGTTCTCAAAGAACTTACGATACTCAGGTGATAGACCTAAATGTATTTCGTCACATACAACTACATGATAGTGTTTATTCTCTAGTTTATACGCAGAAGCATAACATAGAATATCAACACGATCTAGTATATGTTCATAACCCCACTTGATAAACTCTTCTTTGAACTGCTCTTGCAACTGATTAGTAGGAACTAGTACTAGTCCTTTAGCATCAGTATTGGTATCCAAAGACTTGCCAACAGCAATAACACCACACCTAGACTTGCCGAACCCTGTACCAGCAATAATACTACCAGTAAACTTAGAGTTAGCCCAAGCATTAATAGCTTTCTTCTGTTCTTCATCTTTTACTTTAATAAGATTATTCATCTCTATATCTATCTGGATCTGGCTCATAGTCTTTATAGTTTTCTTCTAGTATACCTTCAAGTTCATTCTTATCAAACTCATCAAAGCCTGTCATAAAATGTAGAATGTCTACCTTTATTAATTTGCCGTTGGCATCATTTAAGTTTACCCACACAGCGTTGATTGTAGCACCACCCTGATAACCTGTACCATTATAATCTAATTCAGGTGAGTCATACTCATAATCAACTTGGACTGTGTATCCATTTTCTAATTCTAGTTCATGTATCATGATAATAATTCTGTTACTTTATTAATTTGTTCTTTTAGTTCTGCATTCTCTTGCTCAAGATAGTCTACACGAGCGGCAAAAGTTTTAATCATATCATCCTTGTCATTACAATCACCCATACCTTTGACTCCCACAGCTGTAGCACATATATTGAAAAACTCTTCATATGCTTTATCTACATCCATAAGATCAGAGTGTACCTTGAATGCATGCAACACGGTAGTGTGATCTCTACGGAACACAGCAGCATTGACAATAGAACTGTAGTTTAACTTATCATTAATAAGCACCATACATATACGTCTAGCTGCAACCACTTCGCCATTTCTAGTTTTACCTCTAATTTTACTGATAGGGACTTCAGTAAGTCTAGATACAGTTGCAAGTATCCTTGCCACATTTGCATCTAATTTATATAATTTTACTTTTCCCATGATTTACTAATATTTGTGTCTGCTTTCAACAGACCGTTAGTTACTACCTCAAGAGCTGCTTGCTCCATCAGTCTTGTCATTTCAACTACCCACTCCTGTGCATAGTCCTCTCTACATATAGTATCCACCTGGTCATGCACTGTCATAACTATCTTTACAGGTGCATTATGCAACTTGATAAAGTCTCTGATAAGTATCATTGCTTTCTTAGTCATGTCAGCTGATGCGCCTTGTATAGGTGTATTCTTACTAGCACGTTCTATACTACCAAGTTCAAATGCTTGACTCTTCTCTTGATATATACGTGGGTACCATGTAGGAAACCAACGACGTCTATTGTAAGGTGGAAATGTTTTGATATAACCATACTTTTTACCAAAGGTTCCTAGTTTGTCTAAGAAACCACCGATAGCTGGAAAGGCATCAAAGTATTTATCAATCAAAACTTCAGCTGCTTTAGTATTTATATCAAGAGTATCTGCAAGTTTGTGAGGCCCCATACCATAGGCTAGTCCAAAGTTAATTGTCTTAACATTTGTACGTAGCCTACCGTGTCTGGGACACTTACATTTACTTTTGTTTATCATATAACTACAATTATCTTCAGCGGCATCCGCCCACTCTTGTCCGTATACAAGGTCAGCACATACACTATGTAAGTCTTGTCCTTGTTGAAGAGCTTTTATCCATACAGGGTCTTGACTACCGAATGCAATTACATTAAGTTCTTGAGAAGAGTAGTCAGAAGAAACGAAGCACCAGCCATTAGGAGCCAGAAAACAATTACGGAACTTATTATCCGCAGGTATCTGTTGCATGTTTGGCTTCTTGGATGCGACACGTCCAGTGTCAAGTATTTGATTGAATTGCGTATGAATCTTACCATCGCTTGATACAAATTTAAAGAAGTCTTTACCGTAAGAAGTAGCCAGCTTCATCTTTTCTTTGTACTTAACATACAAGTCTATGATCTTATGCTGACGTCTGTACTTGTACATCTTCTTACCGTTAACGTCTTCTAGTTCAGGGACTAGTTTTTGAAATACTTTTAGAACTTGTGTAGGGCTAGTCCATTTGACCCCAACTTTACGTAGCTCTTCTTGAGGCGTAAACAAGTCACCTTGAACATGAGATAACACAAAGCACGACAACTCTGGGACGATTAATACCAGGTTATCTAATTCATCTCTCATGTCCAAAGCTTCTTGTTCGCTTGCTCGTGCAATGACCTCCCAAGCATCCTTGTCAATATCAATACCATTGTATTCAATATCAGAGAATGCTAACACTGCACGATTTTCAAGTTCTACCACACGTTGTAGTTTAAACTCTTGTATTTTTGGGAGCTGCAGCTTACGTAGCTTACATAGATACTCTACATCTTTGGCACCGTATACTATCTGGTCATCACGATAGGCTTCACCGGATAACCCTATAAATTGGTTTCTGATTTCCTTATTCAATTCTACATTTAAGTAGCGTTTACAGAGGTCTTTCAGTCCATAACCTATGTGACGACCACAAGATAGTATTCGCTCTACCAAAAACGTATCGTAAACTCCATCACATTCTATGCCTGACCACTTCTTAATAAACTTGTAGTCAAACTTAGCATTGTGAAATATCTTTGTTATAGCTGGTGATTCTAGTATGTTCTTCAAAGGACTGATGTCTATGAATCTAGTGTCAATAACAAACTGTTGATGTTCGTCACCAATCTGAAACATAATCATCTTCTTGCATGTAAAGTCAAAACCTTCTGTTTCTGTGTCTACACCTAGAACCTCTTTGTTGTGGCAGTACTTGACCACGTCTTTAATAGTACCTAGTTTATACGAGTCACTTAGACTCGTTGTCTTTGTTATTAATGTAATCATTTCTAAACTGTTTTAAGAAAGTTTCATCAAACTGTAGTAAGTATTCAGCATAAGCTAGTGATACTTGTCTACCGTGAACAAAAACAGTATCTCTGTTATCTTTTATAGCTAGCATATATGCAGCTTTTAATTCTTGGTCATAGCCTTGTTGCAAGTCCATGTATATTTCTTTCATCTTTCCCATTATTTGTAAATTCTTATCGGTTCTTTTTTTCTTTCTTTATGAAGATCTTGCTCTATATCTAGTAATGTTTTAAGCAACACTCTATGCTTACGAAGTATTTCACTAGCATCATCGTATTTTTCAAGGCTTATAAGAGTACGCTGCACACTGTGTATAAGTAATGATACTTCATCTCTGGTTAAAATTGTATTATTCATAGTTAAAAGTATTAAGACAACAAAGGGGCACAAGGCCCCTTCATCATCAATAAAAAACAATTGTGTGAAATTATTACTACTTAGTCTTAGACTTAGTAGTTTTCTTTGTAGACCCAGTAGGTCTTCCACGTCTTTTGGTTTTGGTTTTAGTCGTGGTGTTGAACAAGTCAATAGTAATCATTTTTTCAGTTACTGTGACATTGTGTGATGCAGATACTGTAGCTACTACTTTACCTGCACTCTTAATTAATGTATTCATTTTCAATGATTTAGATAATTATGTATAAATATTCTTTATAAAACATAGCAAATATAGTAAAAATGGATATACCACGCAAGTGATATACCCATTTTATTTATACTAGTTTACTATCTCTCCTGTTGCAACATCAACTTTCTGAATAGTAGGACTTTGCACTGGTGCTGTATCAGCCTTCAAGTACACATCTACTGGCTCGTTGAATACAATAGAGGAACGAGTGAATATGTATTCACCGTTGTGTAGAATAAACTCTCCATCTCTACCCTTACGCTTAGCAGTGGTATTAATGTTAGCTCTTTGCCATTCAGTAGGCTCAGTAGTTTCTACAATTTGAACTCGTAATGGGAACTCCTGTCCTTCAAAAGAAGCAATAGGATTAAGAACATTTACGACAAGTATTTCGTTGCCCATAT